GAGCCCGAGCCCGCACCGGCGCCCGAGCCCGAGCCCGCACCGGCGCCCGAGCCCGAGCCCGCACCGGCGCCCGAGCCCGAGCCGGAGCCCGCACCGGCGCCCGAGCCCGAGCCGGCGCCCGAGCCCGAGCCCGAGCCGGAGCCGGAGCCCGAGCCCGATCCCGCACCCGAGCCGGTGCCCGCCCCTGAACCGGCACCTGAGCCTGATCCGGCCCCGGCCCCCGCATCCGGCCTGACCGCCGCTGAGCAGCAGATGGTCAGTCTGGTAAACGCTGACCGCACGGCGGCGGGTTTGGCTCCCCTTGAAGTCGACATGCGGCTCGTCGCTACCGCGAGGGTCAAGAGCCAGGACATGATCGCCCAGGGTTATTTCGACCACAACTCACCGACGCTCGGTTCCCCGTTTGACCAGATGCGCGGCGCGGGCATCGCGTACCGTACGGCGGGCGAGAACCTGGCCGGCAACCAGACGGTGGATGCCGCCCACCAGGCCCTCATGAACAGCCCGGGGCACAAGGCGAACATCCTGAGCGGAAAGTTTACCAAAATCGGCATCGGCATCGTTCCCGGGGGGCGTTACGGCCTGATGGTGACGCAGCAATTCATCGGAGACTGATCAGTCCGGGGCATGGCCTCTCGGGATTACGCCCGAGAGGCCTTTTCCGTTGGCACCTGCCGTTCACCCTCTACATATCATGACCAGCAGGAGACGGAGATTTCCCGTCGCCTCGGTCCCCCAGTAGCGGTCCGCCACATACCTGCACTTAGCGGAGCCGCGGGAGGACCCCAAGCGTCGTTAATGGAAGGGGGAACCAGCACGTGGCGGATCAGTGCACCCAGCTTCTGAAGCTGGATTGCCTGGTGTGCGAGAGCACCGGCGAGGCCTGCGTCGAGTCTCGTTTCGTGCTGCCGCGCCGGGCGAAGAAAATCGCCGAGATTCAGGCCCGTGTTGTAGATCTCACGGCAGAAGTGATCGATTGCCAGGTGATGGTGAGCGGCACTCTGCACAAGCAGGTCTTCTTCGTGGGCGAGGACCATCACGTACATCATGTTCCGGAGGGGATATGTTTTCCTCGCGGTAAGGAGGCAGGATCATTCGGGATCAGCTGGATCTGGCGCCCGGGTAGGATTAGGGCCCGCTCGACCATGATTCTCACAAGATGCTGCCGCTTCTCGGGCGGCAGTTCTGCCAGGGCCTTTCGGACCCGGCGCTCGTCTCCGTTCAGCCGTTCATGCACCTCGTAGAGGTTACGGCGGAACTGATCCGACACCTGCCGCTGGGCTGTCAAATTGCCGATCAACTGCTCAGTGGTGGCGAGCTGAGCCTTCAGCGCCTCGATCCGGGCCGTCTGCTCCTTGAGCATCGAATCAGCGACACTTTGATGGGCCTGGCCCCGCATGACCATCTGCAGGAGGTTCACGTGCTCGGTTTGCACCTCGGCCAGGGCCCTGCTAAGTTCGTCCCGCAATCTGGTCGTTTCAGCGAGCCGGCTGTCAGCGGGCCGGTCCTTTGCTTCTCGTTCCAGACGCCTGACAAGCTCGTCCGGCCGGGCGAGCCACTCGATCACCTCAGCCCAGGCCGTCGACTCCATGATGTGGGCCGCCACATAGGGGAGGCCGCACTTCTTGGGGACGTTGGCCAGATCCCGCCTCGGCGACCGGTGGTAGCAGCGCATGGAGTAGGTGCCGTTGCGCTCGCTAGTGTAATGGACGGGCCCGCCACACAGACCGCAGACCGCCAGGCCGCTCAGGAGACCGGCGCCCCGCTGGGCCTGGCGCTTGTTGGTGCGAAGCACGGCCTGGACGGCGGCGAACAGCTCGTCGCTGATGATGGCCGGCACGGGGACGGTTGTCCACTCTTCCGGCGGGCGTTGCTTGGGCGTCAGCTTGCGCAGCTCTTTGGGGAGCTGCCGCTGCTGTTTGTAGCCGGCCGTGTTCCACCGAAGGCAGCGCATCTTCCCGACGTACGTGGTGTTCCGCAACATCCCTTGAATGGTGGAGGAACGCCAGACCTTGCCACGCTTGGTAGGTACCCCGAGGGCGGCAAGGCGGTCCCGGATCTCCATCGGCTGCAGCCGCTCAGCCCGCCACTTGAAAATCTGCTCGACCCACACGGCCTCATCCGGCACGATCACCAGCGTATCGGTGGCCACGTCGTAGTCGTACCCGTACGGGTGGGTCCCGTTGGCGACCTGGCCCACCTTGAGCTTTCGGCGCAGGCCGGTCTTGGTCCGGTCCAGGATCTTGGCCTTCTCAAACTGGCTAATTGCACCGCGGAGGGTATAAAAGAGCTTGCCCTCCGCGGTGTTCTCATAGTTGTGGTTGATGAAGACGAGCTGGGCGCCCACGCCCTCGATCTCCCGGGTGACCAGCAACTGGATAAACGTCTCGCGGCTGAACCGATCAGGATCCATGCAGACAAAATGAGTGGGCCGCTGCTCGCAGACGAACTCACGGAGTTCCGTTAGCTTGGGACGCTCCAGAATGTCGCCGCCACCGATATCTTCGATGATGACCGTTTCGTACGGCTGGCCGGCTGCCAGGTCCGCCACCTTCTTGAGGCACTGCTCCCGCTGCTCCGGGAGGCTGAACCCGCGCTTCCCTTGGTCCGCAGTCGACACCCGGAGGTAAACCAGAAACACCAGCAGAGCTGTCGTCATGTCGGCGTGTTTCCTCCTGTTCAAAAAGCCAGTCTAGGGCGTATTGTACCAGATCGGAATGCGGCCTGACCATGGAATCACCCCCGGCATCAGGTATATGCGGGGGGAGGGATGTCCTATCGGCGCTTGCGGTCGCTGGCGGGAACGTAGCGCGAGCGACATTAACGGAACGCCGGGTGAATGTGGATGCCCAGGTCGGACAGGCGCCGGTACCAGGCTGACATCGAAACGCCGAAGGCCCGCCGGACTTCATAGTCCAGGTTGTGGATGCCCATCTGGACGAACTGCCGGGCCGCGCCCTCCGGCATGAGCAGCTCGGCGGCATACTCGGACGCTTCCCACTCAAGAGTTGTGGTCTCCAGGACATCGCGGCTGCCGGCGGCCAGAACGGCTTGCCGGTGCAGGATATAATGGCCCAACTCGTGGGCGACGGTGAAGCGCCGGCGAAGGGGATCACGAAAACGGGTATTGACGATAATCCCGAACCGGCTCTTCCTCCGATGGTAGGCAGAAAACCGTCGACGTTACCGGCGATCTCCATCTCGTGATACGCGAGGCCAGCCCTGCCTACAACCTGGTGGACATCGACGGGTGTGCTCAGCCTGAGGCGCTCTGCAGTCAACCGAGCAAGTCGAATCGGTCTGGGTAGGTCATGCGCTGCATCGAAGAGTGCTGCTATCAGAGAAAACGCCTCCTTGACACGAACTAATGTTCGCAAGAAGGCGGCGCAACCCTGCATCAGTAAATTGGGACAATGCTTGTCAATTTCTAGTCTGCTACAATCGCCGTGACCGTTGCGACAAGTATCAAGATTATCGGGAGCACCGCACAGCCGGCGCTTGGTTTCTTCTTTGAGGCCGGCTTGACTTCCACGGTGATGGTGCGCGAGCTTTGGCTCTCCCTGCCTACGACATATTCGTTCCCGTTGTTGGTTTTCTTCCGCCTCACGGCGACCGCAACATCCTTGCCGTCCTGCCAGTCGGTGACGTATTCCCAATCCTTGTGAGTTTTTGGGTTTATCACATCAGGGATTGCCTCTACCCGTCGAAGCACATCGTCGAGTTGCAGAGCCGGGCAGAGTTGGTATGCCTCCAGGCTGCGCGATATCTCATGAATGATGTGGCCTTTGTTAACCTGGAATGCCCCCGTTCGGTTCATGGTGCCGTACCCTTTCAGTCCTTCCCAACCTGCAAGGTTGATCCTGCACTGCCGACATCCGAAGTCATTATCGTTATAGTCTGAGGCATCATCTTGCCCGAAGCAGTATCTGTCTGGCCTATACGAGCGTGCTCGTTCCCCGAAGCAGTGCATGACGGACATCACCTTGCTGATCGGGTAGACCTCACCGTCGACCAACACGGAAGTGGTCTTCCAGGAGCTTACCATCGTGAGAAGGTCCCGCGCAGAACTGATATCGGTCAGCCAATAGGTTGCGCGGTGGAGGACGTTCTTCCCTTCCCCTACTTCGTCAAACGTAGGGGCTTTTTTGGCTAGTTCAAGTGCCTCCAAGTACTTGGCAGAAGTGGACCTGCCAAACTGAACAGTCAGCGTACGGTGCTTGGGTTGCACAGTGCTACCCTCCGCTCCAGTGGTAGTGCTCTGACCGGCGGCCAGGCCTTTGGCCGCAGCCGTCTGGGACGCAGCGAGTAACGTCTCTCTTCTACCGGCGACCAGTTCACGAAAGTAAGGGAGGCCGTCTTCATCTGGCCGTGCCAGGAGGGTCAGCGCTGCACGGGCGTCAGCTAGCGCTCTGTGTGCTTTTTCTGGCGTTACCCCGTGGTCCTGAAGTAGATTCTGCAGCCCTTTGGACTGAAAGCCTCGTGAGCGCCAATCAACCCCATTCATTGAGCAAAGCCAGGGCATTGCAGCAGTCTGGGGGAGTAGATGACCGAGGAAAGGACCGTCAAATCGGGCATTATGTGCAACCAAGAACTCGGCCCGTTGGAAAAGACCGTTGATTCGAGTGAAGTCCAGTTGCTTACCTCTTAGCATTTGCTTGGTAAGGCCGTGCACGTCCGAGGCCGCTTTGGGAATCGGGCATGTCGGTTCTCGTTGGCCCTCGTACTCATCGACTACTCCAAGGACTTGACCCGTGGAACGGTCATACGCGAACAAGATCAGCCCAAGCTCCACAATCTCATCTTTCCCGGCCTTGAACCCTGTGGTCTCGGTATCAACAAAACAGGCTAGTCCGATCGTGGCCGTCATCATCGCGTCCGATGAAAAGCGCGGCAAATAGGTAGGCTGCATTAGATATTGCTCCCTTTGCTTGTATAAGCAGGAAGGCCAGCCCTAAGGCTGGCCTTTTGTCGCTTCATCGTCATCCCCTTCAAGCAGGGCCTTTATAGCTTTGCGCTCCTTGGGCGTGAGTTTTCCAGCCTTCGCCCTGAATAGAACGATCAGTTCATCATCGTAATCCGGAGACGGCTCGGCGACGCGTTCGGCCACCTTGGACACCGACGTGCGCCCAGATTTGTTATCAGTGCGACCGAGAAGGTAGTCTACCGAAACCTGGAAATGGTCAGCTATGATCGAGAGCGTCCTCACGTCGTCGGGAATTCGGCCCTTCAAGTAGCGACTGACCGTCGCCTCAGTGACGTTGAGGAGGCGGGCCAAATCGACTTGCTTTTCATCTGCTGCGTCCAGGAGATCCTTTAGCCGCTGTGCGAACACTTTACTCATGTCGTGCATATTCTCACCTCCAGCAGACATCAACGCAAGCGATTGGCCCCGTGGTCTACGCGCACCACTCGTAATGTGATAACGCAAGATCTGACCAAATTGTACCGCCCCGGTAACTTATCCGGAAAAAATCTTACCGACGCGTCAACTCACCCTTGACACTTACCGCAACGGTAAGTAGAATGGGAGCCACAGAGACTTACCGGAACGGTAAGTGTGAACAGGGGGTGCCAACATGGCGCAGCGCAAGTCTCTGGCTGACCTGCGAAAAGCGAAAGGGCTGACTCAAGAGGACGTCGCAAAGGTCCTCGGTAAGTCTGCCGCAGCATATTGCAGGAAAGAGAACGGTGTCCGCCCGCTATTCGCCTTGGAACTGCAGAAACTGGCTGATCTGTTTGGGGTCCCCCTGGATGAGATCGATTTTTTTGCCCAGGATCTTACCGACACGGTAAGTGTGGAGTCAAAGGCCTCGAATTCCTAACCGTTTCCCCGGCACCCCGTGCCGGGGGCCCCTTTTACCCAATTGCTACAAGTATGCGCCTATCACGCATACCAACCGTTTAACCCGATTACGGTCGCCTGTGAGGAGAGGTGCCGATCGTCATGAAGCAGCGGGTCGCACAGAAATCGGCGACGATTGTCCCTTCTGCCCGTCCCTCGTCCGATCTGGTCCAGTACGCGCTCGACTGGCTCTTTGAGCAGCCCGAGATCACGGCGTACGACCGGCGGCAAGGACTGCTGAAGACAGCTACCGAACGGGCCGCAGCCAGCAGGCAGGAAGAGTGAAAAGTGGGCGTGCAACGGCGGCCGCCGCTGCGGTTCGCCGTACCCAAACCGTTCGTGTTACTCACGGTGGGCAGGTGGTAAATGTGCGATCCCGCGGGATCTCAGGGCCCCGGCCTATCACGGGCAGTCGCAGCATCATTGCATCTGCCCCACGGTTACCCGCATTCGTGATCAAGGCAGCCGACAAGCTCGCCCGGCAGAACGCCAAGTCGCCGGCCAATCCGATCCAACCCACCGAGGCCGCTGATTCGCCCCGTGCAAAACTCCTGGCGGCATTACTGACTGCCGACAGGCAGGGCCTCCTACAAGAGGAGCAGATCCGCACGGCGGCGGCCCGGATTGGGCTCGCTGTCAAATGGGGTGATCCGGTCCCTCCGGACGAGCTGGCCGTGGTGGCAGCCGTGGTCCCTTGTATTCGGGAGCTGATGATGCTGGTTTCGTGAGGTGATGACTTTGGCACAGGTCTGGGACCCCAACCGGCGGGAGTTCGTCGACCGCCCCGGAGCAAAGATCGGCACAGCGTTCTCGGCCGTAGTGGGCGATTTCGTGGAGATCGACACCAGCCGCCGCCGGACTGCGGAGCAGCTGCGCCGGGGTGACAACCACATGGAAGACCTGATCGCCGACGAGCACCTGACTCTGCGCCAGGTCGCTGAGATCGTCGGGCTCCACAACAGCAACGTCTACCGCAGGTTGGCCGGGCGACTCGGCCGCCGACACCGTGAGGTGGTGCTGGTGTGGATCGCCAACAAGGCGGCCAGCCTGGAACGGGCCAACGCCGCCCGACGGTTGAATTGGGGCGGTGGTAACCGTGCGTGAGTCCTCAGTTCGGCTAAAGCGCACGCCCCTGAGGCGGACGAGCCGACTGCAGGCCCGGACCGAATTGAAGCGCCGGACCCTTCTGGCCCGTGAGGGCCGCCGGGCAAAGCGGATCCGCCAGGAGGACCGGAAGGAGGAGGCGGCCAGCCACATCCTTCCTTGCGTCTGCGGGTGCGGGGCTCAGCGCGGTGAGGTGGCTCGGGCTCACCTGATTAGGAGATCGGCAACCGACACCCGCAACCTGGCCGCGTTCAACCTGCCGGCATGTGCTGCCCTATCGGACTGGTTGGACCACACGCCGGGCGGAGTACAGGCGAAACGGGTTCTCAGGGAAATGGCCGTGGAGAAAGGGGAACGGCTGACGTACCAGGAGTTTTGGCCGGTCGGCAACGCCTACGGCTACTACGAGTGGCGTACCCGTTCCGGATGGTGACACGGGAGGGATTAGCGTGCAGAAGTTCAGGTTGACGAACGCCGAGGTTCACCCGGTCATTTGTGAGACGCTCGACCGGCTCCTGAAAGACGGTCTGACAGTGGAGCAGATTGTCGCCTTGGCCGACATCATGCATCAGCGGTCCCGCTGGACGGGCTCTTACGGACCCGGCATCAGCGAGGCCGAGTACCTCCAGGCCATGGGCATCATGCGCAAGGCAAAGGAGCATGTGGGTTTCTTGGAAGAGTGGCACGCCAGACGCGGGTACTAACTCCAGGTTATCCACAACGATATGCACGGTTTATCAACAGAATCCACAGGTTCTTGGGATAACAACACAACCCACAGGAGGTGCATTCAAAGTGACGTTCCAGCAGGTAGTTCAGGTGTATTTCGGGTCCACTCGGCCGGTGAGCGATGACGAGGTGGCCGCCCTCAAGCTCAGCATGTCGGGAGACGAGTGGAAGGGCTTCGTGTCCCAGGTGCGTGCGGCCATGAAGACCACGGCGGCGTAGCCCGCCCCCTCTGCCCTGATGAGGGTGAGCGCCGGAGGTGGCACCCCGGCGAATCGCTCCGGAGATCCGGAGCGACGGCAGAAGCCCCGCTGGCCTGGCCGGCGGATACATGGATGGCCCGTGCGGGGGTGCACCCGATGCCAGACTTCCCAGTAGGTATCCGCAACGGCCTCATATCGGGCGAGCACCGGCGCCGGATGGGCATGGCCATCTGGGAATTCATGTGGTTGGTTGACCACGTGACGGAGGAGTACCAGACGGCCGACGGCGAGATCCGGGGCAGGGTTCTGGGCGGCACAGTTGTGAAGGCTGACCGGATTGCCGAGGAGATGGGAATCAGCGAGAACACGGCCCAGGACAGCCTGAAGAAGCTGCGCCTGGCCGGTTACATCGACTACCGAAAGGCGGCCTACGGCTACCGAATCGAGGTCAGGAACTCGAAGAAATGGACCCGGGCCCCCACAGGGGCGACTGATTACGGTGATGAGAGAAATGGAGAACAGGAGAACAGGAGAACAGGAGAAACCTCCGACTCTCCTGGACTCCATGACTCCCGTTCTCCTGCGCCATTGGACATAGCAGTAAGAGATGACATCTCAGAAGTCAATGTCCATGACCAAGAAGATGCCGCCGCAATCTGGGCCGGCGTGGTCGGGGTCGTCGAGCGGCAGTCGACGCCGAGGGCAGCGGAAGCAGCACGGGCATGCCGGCCATCGGCAGTTGACAGTAAAGAGATTACGGTCATTCTGCCCCGAGAGCCCGAAGCGAGGGAGGCCCTCAGCCGGAACGCGGCCGTGATCCGACAGGCGGTTCGCGATGTCTCAGGGAGATCCCTTTTCGTGAAGTTCCTAGATCCGCCCGTTGGATGATGGGAGGTGACGACGGAGATGCCGATGTTGCTAAGGGTTCATGCAGAGTGGTGCGGCTACCGGATTGGCAAGCCGTGCAACTGCAAACCGCAGGAGTTCACGGATCACGCTGAGGCCCAGGCCGCCCACGCTGGAGACACGCTCCGACTGCAGATCGTCAGCGTCGACCGTCCGCCGGTCAACTGGGACCTGGAGCTGCCGCCCGTGCCGCACTACCGTAGCCAGGCCCGCCGCCACCTCCGCCCGATCAGCGACTGACCGCCATGGCCAAGCGAAAACAGGCGCCGGTCGAGCCGGCCGAGCCCGCAAAGGACGATGACAGGCGGATCGTGCACCGGTGGGTGGAAGGCGAAGCGGAATGGGGCATCCAGGCCAACGGGCACTACAGGGCACTTCGCTACGGCAAGATCGAGCCCGGGTCAACAGTGCGGCCCAAGTACGGAGACACACGAAAGCGGGGCGTGGTGATGGCCATGCTGTCAGGCTATGGCTACCCGCTACGGGTGCAGTGTGTTGTGAACTGGGGGCCGCCGGCCACACCGCCCGGGTGGGTCCCGGACCCGAGGAGCAAAATCGACGGGCCGCTGCCGGTGATCCGGTGGTGGCCTGCAGATGAACTGGAGGCGGTGAACAGATGACGGCCGGCGAGCGGAATTTGAGGCGACGGCTCCGGGCGGACACGTACCGGCCGACGGTGAGCGTGGCGGAGTTGGTCTGGGTGGTTGTGGCGATTGTGCTGACTGTCGGCGTGGGAATCGTGATGCCGATCTACACGGCGGTCGTCATCCGCCAGGTGAACCCGGGGGAGGCCCGGCAGTTGCTGACCCTGGCCGGTATCGGCTGGTGTATCTTCGGTCTCGCCATGATCCACCAGCGAAACGCTAGGGGGCGATGACGATGGCGAAACCGTACGTCCAGGCCGACGCGTTTTTCCTCGGCGTCGTGACCAAGGTGGTATTGACAGAACGGCGAGGCAACGACCTGATTCAACTGGCTATCGAGATTCCGCTCCAGGAGTGGGTCAACGACAGGGAACTCAACGCCCTGCGGGGCCAGATCTGTACGTTCCGGACGGAAACGGTGCGCATGGAAGACGTGAAGGACGCGGATCTCCGCAAGGGGAAGGGGCCCCGGCCTCCGATTCAGCAGTGACGGGAGGGAGACAGGTTGATTACGTACCGCCTGGCCACAGGCAACCGGGGGTTCTTCGAGTACCTCGAGCAGCACCCCCAAAAGGGTAACGACTGGGTGGCGCCGGCTGAGTATGACGACGGGGTCGATTCGTCCACGGTGGTCATCAGGACCCCAGAAGGCGCCGATCTGGTTACGGTCCAGATGAGCCCGAGGGCGCTGACGGATATCAAGTCCAAGATCGAGATGGACATGATCAAGCGCCGGCGGCCGTCGTCCCCGGCACCGGCACCTGCACAGCAGGGCCAAGGGCCAGGGATGGGAGAGCCGAAGCATGGCCGGCAGACGTTCAAGGCGACGACCGGCGACGAGCTGATCGCCAGCGTGTTCAAGTCGGTTCAAACGGAGCGGTGGATACTTGACGTGGTCCACGTGGCCGGCTGCGACGGCGGCTTCCTCCAACTGCTGGATGCGGGCGGCGCGAAGATCGTCAAGAACGTGCCGTGCACCCCCAGGGGCAACCTCAAGCAGCGGGTGACCGATGCGCTGAACGCCTACATCGACGGGAAGGCCGAACCGAACCAGCCGGCATCAGTGACGCCGCCGGCGCCGGCCGCCACAACGCAGGCGAGTCAAGCCAGGCCGGTAGATCCCGCCGAGAGGCCGGCTGACGTCCAGGTCCGGTACCTCGCCATCGAGGACATCCTGACGGGCGACAACGTTCGGACCGAAATGGGCGACCTGGAAGAGCTGGCGGCAGACATCAAGCGCCGCGGAGTCAAGCAGCCTCTGACCGTGCGGGAGGCGGGCGGGAAGTTCAAGCTGGTCGCCGGCGAGCGCCGCCTGCGGGCGGCCAGACTGGCCGGACTGCGATGGGTCCCCTGCCTAGTCGACGAGGATGACGAGGCCCGGGCCATCGAGTGGATGCTGTCGGAAAACGAGCACCGCAAGGCGCTCAGCCCGATCGAAGAGGCCCGGGGCTATCAACGGCTCATGGCAATCCTGGGGACCCAGGAGGCCGTGGCGCAGGCGGTGAGCAAGAGCCGGGTCCACGTGACCGAGTACCTCCAACTGCTCAGCCTGCCCGACGAGCTTCAGCAGCAGGTGGCCACCGGTTACACGCCGGTGAAGACCGCTCTGGAGTACCTCAGGCGGACGCGGGACGACTCCGCAGACGTCCGCCGCCAGGTGGCAGCCGGCCTTGCGCAGGAGAAGACCAGCACTCGGCAGGCGGGCGACACCGTCGAGCGGCTTCGCCAGGAAGCAGGAGCAGCCCCGGCACCACGGCGGGAGACTCCGCCGCCAACCCCGCCCGCCAGTTCTCCGGCTCCGCCGCCCGCACCAGCGCCGCAGTCCGCTCCGGCCCCTGCCCCTGCGCCGACACCCGCGGCCCCGCCCGCTCCGCCATCGCAGAATGTAGCGCGAGCGACAAACCTGCACAGGGTCGGGGAACGGATCTGGGATCAGCGCCTTTCCGGCCAGGCGAAGCACGAGCGGCTAGCAGCCCGCTACACGTGCCTCCCGTTGGCGGACGTGAAAGCGCACTGGGCCCGGCGGGCAGAACTCGGGGCGGCAATGATGCCGGCCACCACCGGCCGGAGCATCGTAGACATCCCAGAGCAGCGAGTGTGGTTCGGTGACACGCTCCAGCTTGAGCAGAACCAGGCGTCGGTAGAAGTCTGGGACGGCGACATCGCCATCACCCTGCCCCAGGGGTGTGTGCGGGCGGCCTACGATGGGAGCCCGGTGTACTACCGGGTGGAGTTGATCCGGACGGGCGATGTGACCATCGGCATGCTGCAGCAACTGGTCATTCAGGAGGGCGACCGCCACATCGTGGTGACGGGGGCGGCCGCAGCGGCGATTGAGTACAAGCAGGTTGAGGCCTGGCGGAAGATGATCGCAGAACTTCCGTGCATGCCTGCGGTTTAGAGACCACGTAGGAGGGGCGGGGCCTCTGGGCGCCCCGCCCGGGTGGATCGCAAGAAGTGAGGAGGCAGATGAAAGATGTCCGAGGAGAAGCAGACGAGCTTGTTTGATGGCGACGGCGACGGCGAGGCCGAGGAGCAGGAGCTAGAAGAGCAGCAGCTCGACGACGAGCACGAGCAGGACGGGGCTGATGACGGCGAGGACGATGAGTGCGGGTGCGATGACGAGAACCAGGGCGACGGGGGCAAGAAGCCTCGGGCGAAGAAGGCCAACGCCAAGACCGCCAATCAGCCGACGACGGAGCCGGTGAAGCCGGCCGCCCAGACGACGGCCAAGGCGACAGCGCCGGCGGCGCCGGCCTACACCTACCCCTTTGTGGTCCGCTATGCGGGCACGTTCCTCGACCTTCTTGGATTCAACGAGGGCCAGGCATACACGGTGGCACAGATCAAGGAGCTGCTGGTTCAGAACGGCTACACGGAGTTCCGGGAGATGGAGATCGATCTCCACCCGACGGAAGACAAGACGGTTCTCGCCATCACGATCCGGGGCAGCCGGAAGGGTGTCCGACATGGTTAAGGTGCCGGCGTCGACGCTTCGGGTAATCGAAGACATCTTTTTCGCCGCCTACCTGCTCATGGGGACGGAAGAGCGAGTGATGATCTATGTCGATCAATCCGGGCAGATCCTCCTAAGAAGGCCTCCTGGTGATCGGGGGCGGGCCCACGTCGACTGCGACCTGGAGCTGACGATAGAAGCTCAGGGGCGGCAGTGGGATCTGGCCTACGACTTCCATTCTCACCATGTGATGGGGTGTGGATTCTCGGGGGTTGACGACGCCAACGAGCGCATCCGGGGTGTCACCTTCGGGGTGTTCTCGTGGGCAGGCGGGTTGCGGAGGTGGAAGTTCCGCCGATGGGGCGGCCCGGCCGACGGGTTCGAGGGCCTGCCTATCGAGGAGGTCGTCGTCGATGGGTAACGGCGTGGCAGTGATCATCGTCGGCGCTGGAGGGATCGGCTCGGCCTTGTTCCAGGACCTTTGCCGGTTTCTGCCGCTTACGATGGACATCCACCTGGTGGACGGCGACGTCGTCGAGGGCAAGAACGTGCAGCGGCAGATGTTCAGCAAGCGGCACCTGAGGAGAAACAAGGCCGAATGCCTCGCGGAAACGGCGACGATCGCTCTTGAGCAGGCTCGAATTTACTACCACCCGCAGTACCTGACGGAGCCTGGGCAGCTTGACCAAATCGCCGGGAACTACAAGAAGGGCATCGTGCTTGTGGGAGCGGTTGATAATCACCCGGCCCGCCGGGTGATGGAGATCTTCGCCCGTGGGTGGGTAAAGCGAGACGGTTGCCTGTACTACCTGGACTGTGCCAACGAAAAGGACCGTGGTGAAGTGGTTGCCGTGCACGTCGACGACGTCACGGGCATCACAGGAGACTTCCGGAGCGAAATAGACCCTGCAGTGCTCACCGACAACACTGGCGATCCGACGACGGCGAGCTGTACTCAGCAGTTGGACGCAGGCAACATTCAGACGCTGTTCACCAACAGGAAGGCGGCCATCATCGCCCTAGAGCTGATCAGCTACCACCTCAACGGAGACACCCGGTATGGGATTGTGTATTTCAGTGACGTGCACACCGACCGGCTGAAGGGGGTGGACGTCAGTGGATCTCCGCAAGTGGTTCCTGCTTCATGATGGTCCGGATCTTGAAAAGCAACTGAATAAGGCCATTCACCATTTCCCCTGCAGTGAGTTCCGGTGCCCCGCAGTGCTCGAGGTGTTCATCGCCGGGTTCGGATGTGGGTTCAAATTGACCGACAAGGATGGGCAGCCGACTGAAGCACTGCGGGTCATGGTGAAGCACATGAAGGGCGCAGAACTGGTGACGGCTGATCAGCTCAGCAAGCAGGACCGGACCCACCTGACCGACGTCCCAAAAGGCACGCTCATGGACGTGTTGATTAAGCGCTGGTACATTCGTGGGATCTCGGAACGGCTGTACTTCGACGGCGCAGCCACCGGTAACTACGGCTGGGCCTGGCACATGTTCAGGAGCGTGAGGGGAAAACAGGGCCTGCGGTTCAAGCGGCTCACCGACGTGGTCGACGGCGTCAAGACCCGGCGGATGCGCTACCTGGCGGAATGCGTACCTGATTGGGAGCTGAGTGACAGTGTCTACGAAGGAATCTGGAAATACACCTACTCCCATCACGCCAAGCTGTGGAATGCTTACGGCTATCTTGCAGGCCGTGGATCCACTCAGCCGGGAGGAAGTGCTGGAACGGGAGTTCGACAACCTGAAACGGCAGGTGCCTCTGCGTGAGCACAGCTACCGGTGGCTGTCATCGGTGCTTAACACAGCCCAGCAGAAGAAGCGCACGCTGCAGGATGTGGTGACCGACCTTCTCTCACGGTGCGGCACCGATCCAGAGGCGGCACTGCTGCTGCGTGACCTATGGGAAGTGGCGAAGGTCGCAAGGTCGAGGAGCGCCAACCGGAGCGTGCCTTTGTATTACGAGGTCTTCCGGCTGATCCGCGGTGTTGAAGACAAGCCCTTTGGTGGAGAGGGGGTCATGATTTGACAGCCGTCATCCTGGAACTGGACGAAGAGCAGATCAGGACCGGCTACGCCACGGTTACGAAGGTGGACGACAAGGGGCGCCGCAAGGGAAAGGTGTCGCTCTCAGACGTCGCTGATGTGCTCCGGGAGGTGTTCCGGCTTGATGCCGAGGGCCGGCAGGTCCGCATGGTCAGCCGGTTCGCGAAAAACGGCTACCTCGCTTATGGACAGAACGGCCCGAAGTGGGCGGCTGTGAAGGAACTCCCACCCGACGACTATGTGCTCGTCGCTGGCCAGGCATACAAAGTCACTTTGCCCCGGCTGGTCGCCGTGGTGAGCAACTACAGCTACAACGGCCCGCGTATCTTCTGGACGCCCGATGACGAGCTGACGCCGGGCAGCAAGATCTACCCGTTGATGATCGGCAACATCGACTCCCATGGCAGCGTGTGCCTGGGCAACACCGGGCTGCACTGCAAAACGCCGGAGGACATGGAGAAGTATGTGCGCCAGGTGGTCGAGGCACCGGCCAACGGCCACTATCTCTCCGCCAAGACGAACGTGGACAAGCTCTATCGGGCCCTGACCAAACAGTGGGCGCCCGGGATCGGCCGGAAGCACGGCACCACTCTCGGGAAGTTGCTGGCAGAAACGGTGTAGAGGGGAGGCGTGGCGCCAGATGGCAAGACCGAAGGGCAGAGCGGGCGTGCAGTGGCGCCACCAGTCGGTACCTGAGGAATGGGCCCTACAGCATGAGCTGAGAACGCTGGCCATCAAGGTCAAGGTGGCGGCGGCCGTCTCGGCCCGGCAAGGACACCGGTGCTGTTTCCCGGACTGCGAGCATCCGATCATCAGCTATCCTCACGGGATCCGGTGGGATCAGGGTGGAGTGGACGACGAGATCAACCGGGCCGGGGTGTGTGCGAGCCACCAGCTGCTGATGAGAGGCAGCCGGGAGTCTGACGACGAGGCCCGGGCCTACCTGCAGGGATGGCTGCAGAGGTACTACCAGGAAACGGCCGGCCTGGCCCCGGAGGTCTGGGAACTGATCGCCCGGGGCCGGCCGCCGGCGGATCTGGAGGTAACGGGGACATGAGCACGGCCGACTACGCACTGATGAACCGCCTGGCCCCGCTGGCCCAGGACGGGGACAAGCTCGCCGAGGAGCGCCTGCTGAAGGTGGCCCGTGAGTGGGCAGCCATGGTGGTCTACGGCCAGGGCTGGCACCTTCCGAGCGGTGGAGACCAGCAGGATCTGATACAGGTGGCCGTGATCGGAGTGGCGGAGGCATTGCGCACGTGGGATCCCGGCAAGCACGCCGTGTTCACGAAGTGGGCGGAGCGGGTGATGCTCTGCGACATCATCCAGGAAGTCAAGAACGCCAACAGGCAGATGCGGCAGGGCCAGAACAACGCCACGTCGCTGGACGAGCCGGTCTACGCAAATGAACGTCGCAAGCCGGATGACACGTACCTGGCGCGAATGGACTTTCCTGACGGCAGCGGGCTCGGTAGGGACCCGGCCGACGCGGTGAGCGGCGAGGCGGATGATCTCCTGGCGGCGATGATCGCTCCCCTCAGCGACCTGGAGCGGCTGATTTTCACCCGGGTGATCCTGGGTGAGGAGCCATACCGGAACGTCAGTGATGACTACGGGTACCGTTGGAAGACCATCGACAACGCCTGCCAGCGGGCCCGGCGGAAGTGCACGAAGGTAGCGCAGCAGTTGGCCGTGGACGGGCCGGTGTCTGACGACCTGAGGGCGGCGGTGCGCCGGGCCGTGGAGAACTACCTGGCCGGCGTGAGGGCGCCCGGGGGTAAGTCCCGGTCCCGAAATCGGCGGGAGACGGCAACAGCATAGCGGGCGCCGGTGCGCGCCCAGAAGGGAGACAAGCATGGAACCTAACGATGAGGCGCCCGAGGCTGAGGCCAAGGTCGATCAGGACCCGGCCGTCGATGCGGCCAGCATGTTCGAGAACGGCGTGGGCGCCTGGGACATGGACGATATGTACGTGGTGGCCGCCCGCAGCGAGGAAGAGGCAATCGCCTTTTTCAAAGGTGAGACGGCCGGCGCCGAAATCCCGGAGGGCTATCCGATTCAGATCGCCGACCTGGACGTTCACAACGTCGCCCTGATGGACGAAAACGAGAAGCCGACCGGAGAGGTCATCACCTTCCGGGAGGCGATCCGGGCCCAGCACAAGGTCCCCGATTTCCTTTGCCAGTCGGACTGCTAGCAAGCAACGCGGAGGGGCGCCCTGGGTAGGTGGCCCAGGGCGCCCCGCGAAGGCAACGGTCACATGTGTATGTTCTTGTAAGTAGTCGGGGCGATTTGTTGGAGGATGGTGTTGTAGATCTCAGCAATCGCCTTTGCCGACTCGACACCAGTACCGGCCAGGGTTTTCTTCTCGGCCACTTTCAGCGCCAATTCAAGGGCGATCTCTGCCATGCTCTTGGCTTCCACCAATATCAAACCTCCTTTCTGTAGTCGAACAGTTCAACGATTTCAGCGTGAATCCTCTGTGATCCGCGAGAAAGGAGACGGAGGACAGATGTTCGGACCCAAGCCTCTCGGGTTGACGGTGAAGGTGGCCGCGGTGAACCGCCGGGCAGCGGCTGCCGTGCTCATGGACATCGCCCGGGAACTGTTATCTGGCGACTTGACGACCTACGGAGTCCGGACGGACCCGAGTGCGGACGCAACCCACAAGGTAGAGCACGGCGGATCCCTGACCGCGATCGGGGTCGAAGCGGAGAGGGAGCTGAGGCGGGCATGATCACGAAGGTGACCGTCAAGGCCAAGAAAGACTGTAAGTGCAAGCTGTGCGGGGAGCCGATCCCTGCCGGCACGGAGTACGTCAAGGTGACGGTGCCGCCCTGGCTGTGCTGGGATTGCGACGGCGCCGAGAAGCGGTTCTGGCACTTCCACCATCATCCAGAGTGCGACCGGGTATGGATGGCCGTCGGGTCTGAGTGCGAGTGGATCTACCCGGACGATCCGGCCGACTGGGCGGAGATCGTCGAAGCGTTCCATGCCGATGAGGCGATGCGGGAGGCTGTCAACAGCCCGAACCAGATGCGTCTTGATCTGGCGGGCGCCAGCGAGAGGAGCTGAACCAGGTGGAACAGGGACGCGACAAGGCGAAGCGGCGGGCCCGCCTCCGGCGGATCCAGAACCCGACGCCCGAGAAGGAGCACGCGACGGGCGTGCGGTGCATGGAGGTTGTCAACCTCGTGACCCCGGTCGACCGTGCCGGCCCGCCGTGGCGAACCCCGCGGGCCGGCTGCCGGTAGGAGGGCCAACAAAGTGGACGTACAGATCTGGCAGGACGAGCAGGGCCGGTGGCACACCCGGCCGCTGGGTGAGGAAGGCGAAGGAACCACCTGGGGGCGGCGCCGGCCTGGGATCCGCCGGCTGGCGAAGACGTACAGGTCCTTTGTCCATCTCGAGGAGATCCGCTGCCCGGTCACCCAGCCGAGCCAGGCTGAACACAGGGTGATTATCTGGAACGATTCGCAGACGGGCGACATGTCGGAGGCCACGGGGATGCGGAACTCCGTCAGCCGTGTGTGGACAGCCCAGGTCATGCAGAACGGGAAGGGCGGGTTTACCTGGGGCGTGCTGTTCATGAACAAGGCCTACCACTCGCTGAACGTGTCCAGCATGGCGGCGACGCTGGCCGACGGCAAGCAGGCGGTGCAACAGATCATCGACAAGTTTGCGATCTTCAAGGAGTTCTGGTACTGTGCCGGCGCCGCCCGAGTGTGCGAACCGAGGCAAGGGAGGGTGTTGAGGTAATGGCTGAGGTAGACAACCTGCGCCCGGCGATGCCGCCGGCGGATGGGGTCCCGAACCATGCGGCGTTTGTGATGCTTCCGGACAAGGAAGGCACCGAGCACAAGTTCATCGTGTCGGTGGTGCTCAGCATCGGTGGTCAGGCCTATGCGGTCCTGCAGCCGGTGGACCCGGCGGCGGTGGGCTGGGAGCGCCACGAGATCGCCGTCCAGACGCTGACGGGCTACGACAAGGTCGAGGACATCGAAGATGACGAGCTGTGGGAGAGGGTGGCCGCGGCGGCCGATGCGGTAATGAACGGCGGGGACTACTGCCGGATCTGCGGGTGCACGGACATGCGGGGGTGCACTGAGGGCTGCCACTGGCACCGGCCGGGGCTGTGTAGCTCCTGTGTAGGGAAGGAGGGGGCACCCGAGAAAGCAGAAGGCCCGGCCAGCCCATAGCGGGCGGACCGGGCGGTTCAGAGCTTACTTGCTGGCGTCGAGGGGGTCCCATGTAGCGGCGTGCCGGAACTCGTACGTGCCGTTCTCCTTCTCGAAGTAGTACAGGGCAATGACGGGGACGGCGTTGTTGCCGCTGGCACTCTTGACGATTCGGGTCTTGTCAGCATCGGCGACGGTCGGCGCCGTGGCGGCTCGGGCCGCCTTGACCTGCACGTACCATTTCTTCTGTCCCTTGACGGCGATGAGGTCGCTCGCCCCCTCGCTATTCGGCTTGTTGTAGTTAACGGTCCACCCAAACCCTTCGAGGATGGCCTTGATGCGGGCCTCGGCATACTCCCCGAACTTGTCGGCGGTAAGGTTCTTGACGTCATCCCAACGGCTCATACTTGCAGCAGCCCCCTTCTATCTTGATGACTTTAGGACGAGCCGGAGGCGGCTGCAGGCCATGAGCAAGACTTGTCATTATAGCCTGACAACATTGATGTGCATCGGAAGTGCTACAACACAACCGATTGGTGCGGGACCGAGCAACCGGGCCCGGGGGAACGGAGGAACGGACATGAACCAGATAGACCAACTGACGGCGAACATCGCACAGATTGGGGAACAGGCCCGAATCGCTGGCGAGCGTGTGAAGCGCATCGATGAGATGGATGCATGGCTGCGCAAGCGGGTCATGGAGCTGGACGGCGAACGCTGCCGAGTCACTGCCCAGCGCAACCAACTGGCCCGCCTGATGCAGGAAGCGGTCGACAACTGCGAGACCTGCCGTGACACAACGATGGGGCCGCACCGGTGCGCCAGGTGCCAGACCTTCGCCGAAGCCCTGGCGGCTCTCGAAGCGGAGAAGCCGGTACCCGCTCGGAAGTACCCGCCGATGGCCGGAGGTCAAGACAACCTGGAGGGCAAGTTCTGCCGGTTCTGTGGGTGCGCCGGCGGGGAGCTGCAGATGGTGCGGCGGACAGACGGGATGGCAGAGGAGTGGGAGCACCCGGGCTGCCGGCCCGGAGCCCGGAATTACCCGCCGATGGCGGGCGGCCAGGTAAGCGACTTCCCCCCGCAGTTCACTACTGTGGTCCTGGAACCGGCCTATGTCTGCGTCAGTAATGGCTGCTACGCCGAGGCCTCCAGCACGCCCACCGGGGAGTGCCCCGAGTGCGGCGAGGAACTGCGGCAGGTGAAGAGCCTGAACCGGTATCACTGCAACTGCGGCGGGTGGACCTGGGTGAACGCCGAGTGCGAGCACACGGAGCAGGAGGAAGGCACCTACCCGGTGTGCTGCCCGGAATGCGGGGCCAAGACGGGCACTTATTCGCCGGCCTGACCGGCGAGAAAGCGAGGGACAGGCATGAAGGTCTACGTCGCAAGCAGCTGGCGGAACACGACTCAGCCTGAAGTGGTGGCGGCCCTGCGGGCGGCCGGCCATGAGGTCTACGACTTTCGGCACCCGGCGCCCGGCAACGAAGGCTTCCACTGGTCGGAGATCGATCCGGAGTGGAAGGGCTGGACGCCGGAGGATTTCATCGAACTGCTGGGCCATCCGGTGGCCGAACGGGGCTTCGGTTTCGACATGGCAGCGCTGGACGGGGCGGATGCAACGGTGTGCGTCCTGCCGTGCGGGCGGAGCGTCCACCTGGAGGCCGGGTATACGGCCGGCCAGGGCAAGCCTGTGATCTTCCTCTTGCAGGGGCAGCTGGAGCCCGAGCTGATGTACAAGATGGGGCGGTGGTGTGTGACCACGATCGAGGGGGCCGTTGTGGCGCTGGCTGAGATTGAGGCTATGTGGGCCCCGGCATCACCGAGCTACGTTAGCGGCGTTGACATGGCGGCGCCCGAGCCCGCCGGGGGCGACAACGAGGTTTTGAAAGTCAGCCGGGCGTGCGCACTTACGCTGCTCGACAAGTGGAAGGCCAGCATGGACGACCCGGAGCATCAGCCGCCGATCGAGGTTCACCACATCGACCTGGCGGTACTGCGTTCGGCAATCGGCAACAAGGCCTGGCCGAAGCTCTTCACCGCGCAGGACCTGCAGGGCGCATTCTTCGCCTGGCTCGACCGGGGAGCACCGGGGACCACGAAGATCATCATCAACGACCGGAACGCGACGTGGGCGGCGCTGGCGGCCCAACTGGATGGGAAGGCGCCCGAGCCCGTGGCCACGATTAGGCCGCCGGCGAGTCTGGTGGCAGGTCTCCACGAGGTGCATGAGCAGATCGTGGCCGAGGTGGCGGCCGGGACAAGGCCGGCCTGCGATACCCGCCTGGAGATCGGGCCCGAGGATTGCGAGCGCTGCCCGCATCGGCCGGAGGGCGAAGGCCTGTTTTGTGAGGGCCGCATCAACAAGACGGCGGCGCCCAGGTCATGATCCCGGAGCAACTCCGGCTCTTCCCAGAGACGCCGGCAGAGAAGAAGCTCAAAGAGCACGCGAGCCCACACCAACCGCTAAGCGGCGGTCCGCCCGGGGCGATCTGCGGCGGCTGCATGCATCTGCAGTGTCACAAGTGGTCAGGGACTCACTGGAAGTGCGAGATCCACACTGTAGGCTCTACGGTGAAGGACGGCTGGGGCGGCAAGCGGCGCAAGTCCGACCCGGCATGCACCAGGTACGACCCCAGCGAACCAGCCCCGGCCGGCACAGCCTCGAGGCGCCCGGAACCATGCGAGAGAAACAACTGTGGTGCCGCACTTGCGACACCACAGGAGGATGCTACGTTCGAAATTTATTCAATGCCAGTGACCCAGGACTGGAGCAGAGGCCACACGATGCGGAACGCAGGGCCGAGCACCTGGCGCCAGTTCTCCATCGCCTTGATTGTGTCGGCTGCCTTTTGCAGGTTACTGGGGCGGCGGTTTGCCTTAACGGCGTCGGCAATCGCCCTAAGCTCCTGGGTGAGGGCCGTGTCATGCTTTTGCAAACGAGTCGAGAGGAGCGAAATCAAGTCCTCGAGCACCTCCGGGTCGATGGCCACTTGGTTGTTCGTCCCGATGACCAGGGTCCCGATGTTCATGCCTCTTGAGGTTTGGCCCTGCAGGAGACCAAGAGCAAACTCGTCCTCGATGATCTGGATCTGGCGACCCAGCCAAACCTCAATCTCCGCCTGCTGCTCAAGAAGGTAAGGGGGGATCCGGTCAGTCAGCTTAATCAGATCAGCAATTTCATTCACCGAGGCTAGAGCCCACGCTGATTCTCTGGTGAGCAGCAGATGGAGGTCGTCTCGGAGTGATGGTGAGAGACCGCCCGGAATCTCCTTTTCGAGTTGCAGCCTATGGCACAGCGTGCGCCTGACCGACGCCCAGAACTCCTCGCCCGTAACCTGCAACATCGGAGTTGATCTCAGTGTATTGCGACTGGCAAATTCCCGCTTCTTCTGTTGGATAACCTGCGAAACTCGCAGTCGTTCTTCAGCGAGCCAGTCCTCCACCCGGTTTCTGATGAGACTGCTCCTCGCGTCAGTCGTCCCGTTCCCGTTGGCCTCTGGAGCTTTCACCATCTTCCAGACCCCCTTTCCACGGTATTGATTCAACGTTCGGAATGTTTGACCTGCAAGAAGTCGCTCGCGCTACATCTACGGAGGTGGCCCCATGCAGACGCTGGTCTACGCGAACGCAACAACGTCGTATGCAGGCTCCGCTTGGGATCTCGGCCCGTACGTTGCCCCTGACGTGCCGGTGACCGCCCTCGGGCCCGGGTGGCTGATGTGGCCGCCGGCCGCCGGGCGAATCGCCTCTCCAGTCACGTCGCTCTTCGCCGGACACAACGGTCACCGGCACCCGCCGAAGCAGGATCAGTATCACAGGCTGGCCAGAAGCCACCCGAAGTAGCGTTGCTCGATTGTCGCTCGCGCTACATGACGCCGGACTGCCAGGGAGGAAGCCATGATGCTCGACCAACGGCCTTTGGCCTCGACCGAGATAGCGGAAGGGTACGCCGAAACGGCCATTCTTGCGGAGCGGAGACGGCAGAAAGTTGCTGGGTTCGGGGATGTCATGGCAGCGGCGGCCTGGGCCAGTGTCGCCCGCTACTGCACCGATATGGCGAAGAGCAAGGCCATGGATGACGACCAATTCAAGTTCCAACGCGACCGGGACCGGCACCGCCGAGAGGTGCCGATGACTGCAGAAATGATGGATGTGGTTGGCATCAGGGCCGTGGCCGGGGCGGAGGGGAGTCTTCGGCCGTGGCAGGAAGCCTTGATCGAACTAGCGATGGGGTACCTGTCTCCGATGCAGCGGGTCTGCTTCGAGCTGGTGGTCGGTGGACTGCTCACAGTCAAGGAGGTAGCGGAAGCGCTGGACATGGACGAGCGACAGGTCCGCCAGCATCTGGCCCGGGCGAAGGCGACCATGAAGCGCAGTGTCCAGCCTCGCATCGCCCCGCTTATTGAGGAACGAAGAAAATATCGCTAAACAGTAGGAGCGCATACAAAACTGTATGCGCTTTTTGCCTATAAGTGAGGGCGTCGCTCGCGCTACATCGTGGTCGAGGTGGTTACTCATGACCAAGAGTGATGAGTTGCTGGCTACTGCTGTCGCCATCGGACGCACCGCAGGAGGCCTGGCAGAGCAGGTGATTGCCGAAGGTGGCGACATGACTGCCCTGGCCGCAGACTTGCAGACGCTGCAGGCGGCAGCGGTGATCTGCCGGCGTGAAGCGGAGCGAATCGCTGCCCAGGACGCACGGGCTGAGGGGGCGGCGCCGCTCTGTCAGAGGTGCGATCACGTTCACGGCGAGGCGGCGTGCACCAAGGGATACGATCGTCGGCAAGCCTGCCTGCGCGGGCACTGCGATGGATACGACCCTCAGTAGTGTCGCTCGCGCTACATCTGGCGATGGGGGGTAGTGACCTTGTCGACCAGTGCTAAGGCTGGACGGGGGGAGGCGCAGCGTTACTACGACAAGCGCAAGCGCAACTGGCCAGGTGACATTCGCTCTGCTCCACCTTAGGTATGGATCGGCGGTGAGACGATGGCTAGGTTTCCGCAGGTGTACAGAAAAGCTGAATGGCAACAGGCTAGAGAGGTTGTCATTCTGCGTAGCGGAGGATTATGCGAGGCGTGCCTCAAACAGGGCCTCGTCGAGCCTGGCCTGGAGGTTGACCACATCATCGAGTTGACAGAGCACAACTGGCAGGAGTGGGGCATTGCCTACAACCCTGACAATCTCCAAAACCTGTGCAAACCGTGTCACGACGCCAAGCATGGGCGCGTGAAAGAGACAGGGCTTGACCAGTTCGTGTCGCCGGTTGCCGCTGAAAAGCCGATAGGTGTCTCCCCCCCTGTCGAAAGGCGGGGGTGCAGCGGCGGATGACCGAGCAGGAAGGTTCCAATTTACTCGCGGGTCTCCGCACATAGGGGGGGCCTTTCGCAAAGGGGTGACAATTTGTGAAAAATTCGAGCGAATTGCCGCGAGACACGCGGATCAAGCGAGAGGTGAGCCGGCTTCGCCGGATTCTGAAGAAGGTGCCGGAAGTCAGACAGCAGCTGGCCATCGGCTTGGTTGAGCGTGCCGCTTTCCTGCGTGTCGAGTTGGAGGACCTGGAGGCCGACATCAACAAGAACGGCACCACCGAGGTTTATCAGCCGAGCGAGGATTCGCCACCCATAACGAGGATTCGGGCAGCCGCCCAGCAGTATGACAAGCTGGTCAAAAGCTACACGACCGTCTGCCGGCAGATTGACGACCTGGTACCGCAAGGTGGTAAGCCGGGCGAAAAAGTCACGGCTCCGTCTGATGCCCTCCAGAACCTGATTCAGAGTAGGGCCGAAGGTCGGATGCGGCGTGTCAAATAGATCTGCTGCTATGCTGCCCGCACACATACGCGCCTGGCATGACTACGTCGAGCGGGAGCCGGAGAAGCACTGCTCAGACGTCAAGCAGCTCAAGCGAATGATTGAGGAGCTGCTGGCCAGAGACGACGTCTGGTACGACGACACCGACGTAGAACTGTTCATCGGCTTCTGCCGGCTGTTCCGGCACAAGGATGGCCGCTGGGCCGGGCAATCGCTGGAACTGTCCATTGAACAGCGGTACATCGTTGCCTGCGTGTTCGGAATCAAGACCCACGATCCGGAGCTAGACATGACAGTTCGGTATTTTACCGAACTCGTTTTGTTTGTAGCGCGGAAATGGGGCAAGTCACTCTTCATTTCGGCCATTGCGGCTTTCATGCTCATGCTGGACGGTGAGCATGGCGCTCAGGTCTGGTGCCTGGCAACGGTCAGGACTCAGGCTGCCATCGTCTACGACAATACCAAGGCACTGATGATGTCCAGCGAGGACATCACGCCACCCAACGATCCCCGGCGTCACTGGCGCACCAAGCGCGACCGGGATAACAGCGAAATGCTGATCTTCCCTGCCACCAACAGCTACATGAAGGCCGGTGGCAAGAACAGCGAAAACCAGGACGGTCTATCACCGCACTGCTTTGTTATTGACGAATGCCACGCCGTAAAGGACCGAAACACCTATGACGTGTTCTCGTCGGCTACAGGGGCCAGAACCCAGCCACTAGGCGTGATCATTTCAACGTTCGGGTTCGTGCGGGAGGGGATTTTCGACAGCGTTCTTAAGCGGTGCGAGGACCGGCTTGCCGGCAAGAGTGACGAGCGACTATTCCCGATGATTTTTCGCATCGACACGGCCGATAAGCCCGAAGATCGCTCCTGCTGGATCAAGGCGAATCCAGGCATTCCAGAGGCGCGGCCCACGATGCGGTACCTCGAAGCTGAGTATCAAAAGGCCCAGCAGGATCCCGCTCAAATGCCCAGCGTCCTGGCCAAGCACTTCAACCGTGCATCCGGGACCAGTGTGGCCTATTTTGATCTGCACCAGGTTGATCCATGTGCTGCCGATATGTCCGTCGATGTGCTCAGGAACCGGTATGCCGTTGGCGGTGTGGACCTCTCAGAGACCACCGACCTGTGCTGCGCCTCGGCGCTCGTTCCCCTAGATGGCAGCCTGCATCTGTTCCAGCGCTATTTTATCGCCCGCAATCGGATTGAGCAGAGTGCCAAGCGGGACCGGATGGCCTACGAGAGTTTCGTTAGCACCGGTGCGGCCGATCCGCTGCACGATAGCTTGTTGCACATCTGCGATGGCAGTTTCGTGAGCCGTAAGGATGTGGCGGATTGGTTCTCCATGCTGGCCCGTGACTATGGCGTCACGTTCTGGAAAATCGGCGCTGACCGGTGGCATTTGGCTGATTTCATCGAGGACATGGAGATTGCCGGGTTCCCACGAGAGGGGAAGGATGGGGTTGGGGTTGTCTTCGAGGTGGCCCAGGGGGCGAAGACACTCTCCGAGCCTATGAAAGAGACCCGGGTGATATTTAACGACCGCAAGATGGTATTCAGCCGCCACAACGGGCTGTTCCGCTGGTGTGTGACCAACACGGCGGCAAAGATCGACGAGAACGCCAACATCCAGCCGGACAAGCGGGCGTCACGGGCGCGTATCGACGGATATTCGTCCTACCTGATGGCCTATGTGGCCTACAAGAAGGTGCAGGACGATTTTGCTGTCTATCAACCTTGATGTCGGAGGGGGTGAGTGTTTGGGGTGGCTGCAGCGGGCATTCAATCGATATCGTGAACCGCCCACGGAGGTGAAAATGATCACCGAGTGGGGCGAAGCATTCCGGGCGTGGGATGGGTCGATCTACAAGAGCGACATCGTCAGGGCAGCAATCAGGCCCAAGGTGAAGGCGATTGGGAAGCTCATGGCCATGCATGTCCGTGAGGACGCAACTGGCCTCAAGATCAACCCTGAACCATACATGCGGGTCCTGCTGGAGGATCCCAATCCATACTCGGGCGGCCAGTTGTTTCGGGAACGCATGGCGACGCTCGTGGCAGTCAACAACAACGCGTTTGCCCGAATCTACCGAGACCCGGACGGGTATCCGGTGCAGCTCTACCCGCTGCGGGCTACGAGCGCTGAGGCAATCCGCAAAGACAACGGGACGTTGTTCGTGCGGTTCCAGCTCGCCGGTGGCAAGCCACTAGAGCTGCCGTATACCGACGTGATTCACCTGCGGGATGATTACAACGATAACGACCTGTTCGGATCGTCGAAAGCTGATTCACTGAAATCCATGCTTGATGTCATCGCAGCATCTGACCAGAGCATCGTGCAGGCGGTCAAGCGCTCATCTGTCATCCGGTGGCTAATGAAGTTCAAGGTCCAGCTCAAGCCAGAGGACCGCCGGCAGCAGGTCAAGGAGTTCTCCGAGCAGTTTCTATCGCTGGAGAACGAGACTGGCGTTGCGGCCTCTGACCCGGCCCGCTACGATCTGGATACGGTGAAGCACAACGATTACGTGCCGGCTTCGCCTCACCAGCAGCGGGCAATCGACCGCATCCAGGCCTTTTTTGGCGTCAACGACAAGATCGTTCAAGCCAAGTTCACTGAGGACGACTGGATCGCCTATTACGAGGCAGAAATCGAACCACTGGCGCAACAGATGAGCGAGGAGTTTACACGCAAGCTGTTTACCCGCCGGGAGCGCGGTTTTGGTAACCGGATCGTTTTCGGTGCGACCGATCTGTCCTATGCCAGCATGAGGACGAAGCTGGAGCTACGCCAGTTGGTGGACCGGGGAGCTATGGTTCCCAACGAATGGCGGCGTGTACTCAACCTGCCGCCAATTGAGGGTGGCGACAAACCAGTCCGGCGCCTGGATACGGCCGAGGTTGGCAAGGAATGAAAGGTGGTGAACGAGGCTGAAAAAGTTTTGGAACTTCAAAAATGCGTCGGAGGAGAAGGTTGAGCTCCGCATCGACGGTGATATCGTCGATGATGACGATGTGTGGATCTACGAATGGTTTGGGGAAAAGTGCGCCAGCCCCAACGCATTCCGCCAGTCGCTGAAGGAGCATCGGGGCAAGGAAATCACGGTCTGGATTAACAGCCGTGGTGGCAACGTCTGGGCAGCCTCTGGCATTTACAACGCCCTGAAGGAGCATGACGGGAAGGTAATCGTCAAGGTCGACGGCAAGGCGTTGTCGGCCGGCAGCATCATCGCCATGGCCGGTAATGAAGTGCTCATGGGCCCGGTTTCCATGATGATGATTCACAATCCATGGTTCAGCGCAGCCGGCGATGCGAACGAACTTCGGCGCTCCGCCGATGTGCTCGACCAGGTCAAGGAAGCCATCGTAAACGCCTACGTTGCCAAGACAGGGCTGTCGCGGGATGAGCTGTGGAAGCTGATGGATGAGGAGACCTGGATGGGGGCTAACAAAGCCCTCGAACTAGGCTTTGCCGACGGGATTCTTTATGCGGATGATCCCAGCTCCCAAGCGGCGCAGAACAGCCTGATGTTCAGCCGTATGGCCATCCAGAACAGTGCGACCGCCTCGCTGCGGCGCTTTTTTGATGTCGCAGCAACGATTCGCGGGCCGGCTCCGGCACCTGGTGTACCGCTGAGCATGCAGTTGGATCTGATCAAATTGAGGGAGGTAGCCGAGCGTGAATAGGCAGGCGTATGTCGAGAAGCGGAAGGCCCTGGTCGCCGAGGCCGAGGCCTATGTGAACGAGGGAAACCGGGAGAAGTTCGAAGCCAAGAAGGCCGAGATCGAGGCGCTCGACAAGAGCTATGACGAAGAGGTGAAGGCGCGGGCCAACGCCCGGGCGATGCGCGACCAGCTGACCGACCTGTCCGGACGGCAGCTCGGCGGCGATGATCAGCATCATGAAGACGACCAGGTTGTTGACCGCACCGGTACCGATGAGCCGTTCGGCGCTCGCCGGGGCCTCTGGGTGCCGTCCGCCACTCGCGGCAAGACCCTCAAGGCCATGAACGCGGTCCAGCTTACGTCGGAGGGCATCATCGTTCCGAAGCGGTACTCGGCCGAGCTGGAGCCCGCCTTCAACCAGGTTTCCGCTCTGGTCGACCGGGTTCGGCTGTTCCCGCGTCTGGGTGGCGAGTCCTTCGAGAAGTCCTATGTCAAGGGCTACGGAGAAGGCGCCGAGACGGCGGATGATGCGGACTACACTGCCACCGACACGACGTTCGGCGCCGCAGCGCTGGCCAAGGCCAAGATCACGGCCTACAGCGAAGAGGACGAGGGTGTCCTCAAGCTCCCTGATGCCGACTACGATTCCGAGGTGGTCGCGGGAGTTCGCATCGCCTTGCGGAAGCGCCTCACCCGTCAGATCCTGATCGGCACAGGGGCCGCCAACCGCCTGACCGGCATTTTTGCCTCGACTTACGCTGGCGCCACGCCCACCAAGGGTGCGATTGATCCGGCGACTGACGTCGGCTTTGCGGAGATCGACGAGAACACCCTGGACGAGCTGATTTTCGGCTACGGTGGCGAGGAGGACGTCGAGGACGGTGCTGCCCTGATCCTCAACAAGCTGGATTTGAAGGCATTTGCCCAGCTTCGCGACGCCAACGGCAACAAGGTCCACACCATCCGGGCGATGGGCAACACCGGCACGATTGATGGTGTCAGCTACATCATCAACAGCGCGTGCAAGGCGATCTCCGCTGCCGGCACGGCAGCCGGTGACTACGCCATGGCCTACGGCCACCTGTCCAGCTACGGCCTGGCGATCTTCTCCGACATCGACATCCAGCGGAGCACGGACTACAAGTTCCGCTCCGGCCAGATCGCCCACCGCGGCAGCGTCTATGCCGGCGGCAACGTGATCCGTTGGAACGGCTTCCTGCGGGCCAAGAAGGGCGCGTAGTTCCGGCTGACCAATCACGACGAGGGGGCGTACTGTTAGGTGCGCCCCCTCCCAGCAGAGAGGAGCTGCTCTTGACGTGCGAATCGGATACAACCCCAAGGGCGGGCGCATCAAGACCGATGCCCGGGTTTCCGGCGTCCGGGTCTCCATCGACCAGGGCTTCATCGCACACTTGACTGTGGCAGCGGCCGACGCGACGGCCGCAGAGACCGACGGTATCCACGCTGCCGTAGCCTGCTCGACCCCTGCGATACCGGCAGAGGCCGTGGTAAAGGCAGCATCCGCCGAGACTGACACTCTCACCACGACCGCACCGGCCGCGCTAGGGGACGCTGCGAATGCGCTCAGCGTGCTCCTGACCACCGCTGAAGATGACACCCTGGCGGTTGCTGCAGACGACGAGAACAGCACGATCAGCATCGCCCTGGCGGACACGACGGCCAACAAGAATGCCGCGGCAACCATCCAGGCTGCCATCAGGGCCCTGGAGACGGTGGGCGGAGTCGACGTGTCCGAGTTCACCTGCGCCGCCGGCGGCAACTGGGATACGGCGGCCATCGCAACCGGGGAGGCTGGTGCGGTACCGTTTGAGGGCGGTCAGACCGCAGCTGCCGACGTGGTGGCGACTCAGATCACTCAGCCCTCCGTACCTCGTAACATTACTGCGACGGCTGGCGGCGTGGATGGCGATATCGGGGCCGTGCAGGTCGTTGTGACCGGCACCAACTACGCCGACGAAGAGATCGCGGAGACCCTGCCGGCGTTCACGGAGAACACTCCTGGCACCGTGACCGGCAACAAGGCGTTCAAGACGGTGACCAGCATTTCCATCCCCGCTCATGATGGCACCGGTGCGACGACGGCGATCGGGTTCGGCGAAAAGCTGGGCCTGCCGTATGAGCTGCCCCACAACACTGTTCTGGCCGCCTTCCTGGATAAAGCCCGGGAGGGCACTGACCCGACCGTGACCACCAGTCCCACGGCACTGGAGTCCAACACCATCGACTTGAACAGCGCACTGGACGGCAAGGTTGTTGACGTGTACCTGATCGTCTAGCGAGGTGACCACGCATGCTGACAGCGGTCAAGACGGCCCTGCGGGTCGATGGAGACGAACTGGATACCGAGGTTCAGGATCTCATCGATGCCGCCCGGCTCGACTTGACCCTGTCGGGCGTGGCGGCAGCGAAGGCCAGTGACGACACGGACCCGCTGATCAAGCGGGCAATCATCACCTACTGCCGGGCAAACCACGACTACGCAGATAAGAGCTCGGAACGCCTTCAGCAATCCTACGACATGCTCAAGGCGCACCTGTCCATGGCGGAGGATTACAGGGCGGTGGTTGAGTCATGATCGCGGCTGCACAGCTCCGGCACCGGATCACCCTCCAGGAGAAACAGATCACCCAGGATACCTACGGTGCCGAGGTCGAGAACTGGGTCGACGTGGCCACCGTCTGGGCGGAGGTTTCTCCGATCAGTGGACGGGAGTACTTCGCGGCTCAACAGGTTAACGCCGAGGTGACGCATCGGATCAAGCTCCGGTACCGGGCCGGCGTCAACTCGAAAATGCAGGTCGTGTTTGGGACCCGTATTTTCGGGATCGAGTCGGTCATCAACGTGGGCGAACGCAACATCGAGATGCAGTTGATGGCTGTGGAGGTGGCGGCCTGATGCGCGTCAAGGTCGACCTCAAGGGTGGAGACGAGATCCGGAAGCAACTGCAGCGGATGACCGTCGACACCGTTCAGTGCCACATCCGGGAAGCCGGCATGGCCGGCGCCGAGATCATCCGGGATGATGCGGCGGGGCGGGTGAACACGGGTCCGCACGCTGAGCATCTGAAGGATCACATCGTCATCGAAGAGGTTCGGGAGCGCGATTCTCGGGTCGACTTCGCAATTGGCCCTGATCGTGACCGCTGGTGGGGCCGCCTGGTCGAGTTCGGCCACCGCATCATACGGCTGAAGGGCTATTTTAGCAAAGGCGGGAAACGGCGGTATCGGATCCTGGAGGCGAAAGGCAGCGTGCCGGCTCACCCGTTCCTTCGGCCCGCGCTTGACAACAAGCGGCAGGATGCAAACGACAGGGTCGCGGACGTGCTGAAGAGGAGGCTGGGGCTGTGAACCTCAAAGGAGCGCTCTGTGCCTTCCTCCAGGCCAACGCTGGCGTGGCGAGCCGGGTGCACCCGCTGATCCTACCCCAGAAGCCGACCTATCCGGCCATTACGTACCAGGTGATTTCCGACGTTGCTGAGAGGAATCTCGGCGGCGTGGCACGGCGCCGGGCCCGGGTACAGTTGTCCTGCTGGGGCCGCTCGTACGCAGAAGCTACGCAGGTTGCCGGCAAGGTGAGCGCTGACCTTCAGGACTTCCAAGGGGTTATGGGCGGCGCTGGTGGCCCGTACATCATGGACTGTAACGCCCTGGATCAATCTGACCAGCACGAACCGCAAGTGGGCATCTATCGCGTGCCGGTAGATGCCCTCATTCTCTACCGAGGAGGGGACCCGCCCAATGGGTGAACAGGTTGGTCTGAAGACCAAGTTCCAGAGGGAGACCGCCGTTCCGGGGACCTATGAGGATATCGCCCAGCTCGCCGGCGTCACCCCGCCCCAGTCGGAGCGGGATGTCGCCGAAGTCGAGGACCTGAACCCCACTGACGGCATCAAGAAGAAGCTGCCCGGGCCGATCGACGCCGGCGAAGTGGCGCTCACGCTGAATTTCGATGCGGCGAACGCCGGCCACGATACCCTGCAGGACGACTTCTACGCCGGCACCGAGCACAATTACCGGATTGTGCTGCCGGACGGCTACACGTGGACTGTCAAGGGCTTCGTCTCTGGCTTTGCCCCGTCTGAGATTGCCGCCGGCGACGTGATCCAGGCCGAAGTCACCATCACAGTTACGGAGAAGCCGGTCCTTGCGGCCGGCGCATAATGCGGGAGGATAACGCCATGACCAAGACTTACCTGACCCGTGATGCGATCCTGAAGGCTACGGACCTGCCAACCGAACCGGTCGACGTGCCCGAATGGGGCGGCACCGTCCTTGTCCGCGGCCTCAACGGCGCCGAACGCGACGCCTACGAGGCATCCATGGTGAAGCAGGTCGGCAAAGAGGCAAAGATGAACATGGAGAACATGCGGGCCAAGCTCGTCGCCATGTGCATCGTCGACGGAGACGGCAAGCGGATTTTCACGCAGGCCGACGCCGAAGCGCTGGGCAAGAAGTCCGGCAACGTACTTCAGCGGGTGTTCCTGGTGGCGCAGCGGCTCTCCGGCCTCGCGACGGCTGATTTGGAGATTTCGGCAAAAAACTAGCAGCCCGGCCGGAGCGGCGGTTTTACTTCCGCCTTGCTCTGGCACTGGGCTGCACAGTTGCCGATCTTCTCACCCGGATCTCCTCCGCCGAGCTCACCGAGTGGATGGCCTACTACCGCATGGAGCCCTGGGGCACAGAAGTCGACGACGCCCGGGCCGGCATCGTGGCGAGTACCATCGCCAACGCCAACCGTGACCCGAAGCGGCAGCGCCGGCCGTTCAGCATCCACGATTTCATGCTCAAATGGGGCACTGCGGGCCAGCCGGAGGAGCAGAGCCCGGAGGAGCAGCTCCGGATCATCCAGCAGTGGCAGGCGGCGCTGTCCGCCAAGTTCAAATAGGGCGGCCCGACTGGTTCGGGCCGCCTCTGCTTCGCACGAAACCTAGATCAACAGGGGCTACACGAAAAGTATCACGTTTCCCGGGAGAGGCGGTGGGGCCTGTGGGTGTCATCGGGTCGATGGTCGTCAAGCTGATTGCTGACGCCCAGCAGTTCGAAAAGCAGATGAACACAAGCATCCGGACCATGCGCGGCATGGAGCGGCAATTTGAGCGGTCGGCCCGCCGGCTGGAGGACATGGGCCGGAGCATGACCATGAGCATCACCGTGCCGATGGCGCTGATCGGCGGCTCCGCCATCAAAATGGCGATGGATGCCGTCGAGGCGCAGAACCTCTTCTCAGTAACCATGGGTGATATGGCCGGGGCAGCTGAGCAGTTCTCCCAACGGCTCACGGAGCAGTTCGGCCTGGCCACTGATGCTGTGAACCAGCAGCAGGCGGCTTTCTACCGGCACTTCAAGCTATACCAAATTGGCAAGAACGAAGCCCTGAGCATGGCTCAGGGCCTTTCCATGCTAACGAACGATCTCGGGTCGTTCATCAACATGGACCCGTCGGAGGTACTCCAGCGGCTGCAGAGCGGCCTGCGCGGTGAGACGGACGCGGTTGAAGCCCTGGGAATCAGCCTGGCGGACTCCATCGTCAAGCAAACCGCCTATAAGAATGGCCTGGCCCGGCAGGGGCAGGAACTGACGGAGCAGCAGAAGCAGATGGCCAGGTACATGGCCATCATGCAGCAGACGGCGGACGCACAAGGCGACCTGGCCCGCACGATCGAGAGCCCGGCGAACCAAATGCGCATCATGAAGCAAGAAATGGTCGAGGCGAATAAGGAGTTCGGCGAGGGGCTCCTGCCGTTTGTGCAGGAGGCGCTACCTGTCCTTCGGCAGATGGCCGGCGCGTTGAAATCGGCCGCGACCGCATTCCAGCAGCTGAGCCCCGGAGTGAAGGAGGCCGTCGTGTGGACGGGACTCATGGCCATGGCGGCCGGGCCGCTGGTGTACATGCTGGGCATGATCAACCGGGGGGCAGCCGGAGTAATGGGGGCCATCGGCGGGGTGGCCAGGTTCGCCCGGGACGCCGCCAAGCGTGTCGGGCAGCTGCAGGCCGGCACCAAGACCTTGGGCAACGTGATGGTGGCCATCGCCGGCGGCAAGCTGAAGCTGATCATGGCTGCGCTGGTCGGCGTGGCGCTGGTGGCCCTGCTGGTGATTACTCACTGGAAGCAGGTCGAGGCGGCCGCCGTCCGGATCTGGAACGGGATTTCCGCCGTGGTCCTCTATGCGGCCTCGCTGATTGTGCGTGGCGTGTCTGCGATCATGGGTGCGGTTGCCTGGATTGTTCCTGCCCTGCGTCCGGCCGTCGACGCCGTTCAGGGGTGGGCTGACTCCCTGAAGGGGGCGGCCGGCGCGGCTCTGACCGCCGCCCGGACAGCGCAGGCCGTTCAGGACAACGGGGAAGCGGCCAGGAAAGCGGCGGAAGGCGCTAAGAAGGCCGCTCAGAATCAGCAGAAACTTGGCGAGTCCATGGACGAAACGGCGAAAGCAGCCGGCGACGGCCTGCAGTCGTTCGACCAGGTACATCAGGTTCAGGAGCAAATGGCCGAGTCGCCGGCAGCGACCATACCCGAACCGGCCACGCTCGGCATGGATATGTCGGGTATGCTGGGTGCGTTGGGGTTCGCTGATCTCGGGGAGCAGATGACCGCCATCGGCGACTCCATCGCACAGGGCTGGGCGGCGGTGACCGCCTCCGTGGCTGCGTCCTGGGAGTCCATGAAGGCGAAGGCCGTGGAGACGTTCCCATGGTTGCAGGGAGTGATTGACGGGCTCAGCACTGCCCTACAGTACTGCCGCGACAACTGGGCCACCATCGGCCCGGTTGTCGAATCGGTCACCGGTGTTCTGCTCCTGGCGGGCGCGGCGTTCCTGGTGGTCACCAGCCCCGTGTGGGCCGTGATCGCAGCAGTAGCTGCACTGGCCGTGGCGGCTGGGTGGATCATCGCAAACTGGGAGACCGTGGGGCCGTACCTTACCGGCATCTGGGAGTCGATTGTCGGATTTGCGGGCCCGATTTTTACCGCCCTGGGAACGGCGCTGGCCGAGATCTGGAACGGTATCGTCGATACAGCCGTGGTCGTCTGGGGATACCTGAAGGAATGGTGGGCCGGCTGGGGCGATACGGTCATGGCCGTGCTCACGGGGATCTGGAACGCCATCCGGACCATCGTCGAGACCGCCATCAACCTGGTCAGGGAGATCATCGGGTTTGTGCTGGCGGTGATCCGTGGCGACTGGGCAGCGGCCTGGAACTATGTCAAGCAGATTGTCAAGACCCTCTGGGACTTCCTCGTGCGGATGTTCACCATCATTTGGGAGACCATCGTCGCCATCTGGAAATCCCTGCAGGATAACATCGCAGGGGTCTGGGATGCGATCAAGGCGAAAGCCGAGGAGATCTGGAATGCCCTAGTGGCATGGCTCAAGGGTATCTGGGACGGCATCAAAAACACGGTAATTGAGGTTTGGACCTCTATCCGTGATTCGATCAGCGAATGGTGGAACAACGTCAAGTCAGCGACAGAAGAGGTTTGGAACGCCCTGGTGGGCTGGCTCGGCGGCATCTGGGACGGCATCAAGAACACGGTTGTCAACGTGTGGACCGCCATCCGAGACTCGATCAGCGAGTGGTGGGGGAACGTCAAGACGGCTACGGAGGAGAAGTGGAACGCCCTCGTGGGCTGGCTATCCGGCATCTGGGAGGGCATCAAGGGCTCGGCGGCCTCCATTTGGGAGGGGATCACGGGAACGATCGGTGAGTGGGTCGACTCCGCCCAGGCCTCGATCGAACGTGTCTGGAACAGCATCGCCGGGACGCTGGAGTCCATCTGGAACGGGATCAAATCGACGGCGGCGACCATCTGGGACGGCATAGTCAACGCCATCAAAACGCCGATCAACTGGGCCATCGGGCTCATTAACAAGTTCCTGGACGCTCTCTCGAAGATCAAAATCAAGATTCCCGAGATCAACATCCCGCTGGTGGGCAAGGTGGGTGGCGGGACGATCGGGATGCCGAATATCCCCCGGATCCCGATGCTGGCCGCGGGTGGCGACATCCTGCGGCCCGGCGCTGCCGTCGTCGGCGAGGCCGGTGCCGAACTGTTGGAGTTGCCGCGAGGCGCCCGGGTGACTCCGCTCAGCGGCGGGGGCGGCGACGATCTGGTGGCCGCCATCGCCCAGGCTGTGTTCGCAGCGGTGCGGCAGGCTATGCAGAGCTCCCAGCAGAACGCCGGTGAGCGTGAGCTGATCTTCGAGATTGATGGCCAGCGATTCGCCCGGATCATTCTGCCGGCGCTCACTCGTGAGGGCGGGCGCATCGGTTCGCCCGTACTTCGCATCCAGGAGGTGTAGGCCATGGCCATGGTCACCCTGAACGGGGTGCAGCTGCCGAACCCCTCCAAGATCGAGGTGGGTAAGTTCAACCTGACGAAGGCCGGGCGCAGTGCGTCCGGCCTCATGACCATGGAGATTATCGCCCGCAAGCGGTCGGTCACTATCCAGTACACCCACCTGTCGGAGCCGGACCTGAAGGTGATTCTCGACCAGCTCGACAGCCGGGTGTTCCATACACTGACCTACCCTGACCCGCAGGGTACGGCCGGCACCATCACCCTGACGGTCTACGCCGGCGACCTGGCCTACAAGCCGTGGCACCGCGTTGACGGCGTTTGGTGGTGGCAGGAAATCAGCATACCCCTGATCGAGAGGTGAGGAGCGGTGGAGGGAGTCACGAAGGCGTTCATGGAGGCCATGCGGGCAGCTGAGCGGCAGGTGTCGGCCCGGGTCGTCATCGACTTCACTGATCCTACGCTCGATCAGAGCCTGAACGCCGAGACGTCCGAGGCGGGGCGGATCTCCTACCCGGCCCAGACAGCTGACGCCGTCGAGACGGTTCCCCACAAGTGGGCCAGCCTTGACGGCTCATGGGTGTTAGACGGGACCTACCACCTCATGCCCGATACGCCCGAAGACGCCAACCGGTATCAGGTTGGCTGGTGGGGGCTCACTCTCGCCGGGGCTGATGGGGCGTTCGCCGCTCCGTACCCGGCCCTGACGGTTACCTTCCTGCCGCGGCCCGTGCATTCCCTGAAGGTAGTGGGGGACTCCGCCCGGGCTGAGTATCCGGTCGATTTCGCCATCCGGCTCTACGACGAGGCCGACACGCTTCTGCATGAAGAGCTAGTGACCGGCAACGCCGGCGTCACTTGGGGCATCCCCCTGGAGGCCTCGGTCAACAGCGTCACCCGCATGGTCCTGGAGATCACCCGGTGGTCACACGCCGGCCGCCAGGTGAAGGTGACCGAGTTCTTCACCAGCGTCCAGCAGACGTATGCGGCCAGCGACCTGCTGGAGATCAGCCTCCTCGAGGAGCGGGAGGTTTCGCAGGGCAGCCTGCCCGTTGGGACGATTTCGGCCAACGAGGTCACCATCAAGCTTGACAACGGAGACCGGTGCTTCGACGCTGACAACGAGCAGAGCCCGCTCTACCAGCTGCTGAAACCGAACCGGCGAATCAGGGCGTGGATGGGGGTGGACGGCGGAGATCCGGCCGGCCAGGAGGTCTCCAAGCTGTGGGATACCCAGGCCGACTGGCTAGCGTGCAGTCTCCCTCCCCAGGTGGAGGCCACCATAGACGGTGATCTGCGGCTCTACCGGCCCGCGGTGAGCTTCAGCCGGAACAGTCTGGCCTATCTCCCTGATGGGACACAGATCGCTATCGCAGTCGCCCGGTACTGGTGGGGACGGTGGCAGAACCAACTGTCAGCCAATCAGTCCACTATGGACGGTGGACTGGTAGACGGGAGAGTCTCAGGTTGGGGTGTCAACACGGGCTGCGCCATTTCGTCCTTCACTGAGGCGGACGGCAACAAATGCCTCCGCGTGGTCACTGCGGGCGGTGCCGCTCAGGAAGGCGTCTTGAACGCAGATCCCCTGTTCTACGGCACTCCAGGCCGCCGATACATCCTTTCGATAGAGGTTTGGGGAGAAGGCACCGTTCGGGTGCGGGCTGGCTCTCAATTCGGCGGGGCCGCATCAGCGCCTGTCAACCTGACGGGCGGCAAGCAGCGGATCTTTGTGGCGACTACGGTTCCGGCTAACCCGAATCAACCGTCGTACATGGTCGTTGAAACCTATCGCCAGGACAACGCCCCGCAGGCTGTGACGTTCTACATGGATAACGCTCAGATTGCAGAAGCCGTGGAGGGGCAAACCACACCTACCGACTGGCGCCCCGGTGGAGTTAAGGGCGCGGTCATGGTCGAAGAGGGGACCACGAACATAGCGGAGAACGCACTGTTCGCTAACCCGTCCGGGGGTGTACCGCAGAATTACGCCCCCTTCGTCAACGACGGTACAGGGGCACATGCGACCGCCAACGGAGAATATCAGGCGACGCTTTCGACTGCGGCAAACGGACAGGCGCGAGTTGGTATCTACGGAGCTTGGCGACCGGTCGCCGCTGGCGATGTGGTTTCTGCGCAAGTCAAGGCGCGGGTCGCCAACGGAACGTGTGTCGCCCGCCTACGGGTTCAGATTGCCGATGCAACGCAGGCTAACATTTTGGCTACCTATGAGGCCATGGCAACCCTTACGGACAACACAGTCCTCAAGATTGAGAACAAAAGCGCCGTTGGGCAGGCGTATGTGCGGATTCTTACGGACGCCTTCGCGAACGGGAATGCAGCCAATTTGGGAGCTGTCGCCTTCAGTAAGCCGCAAATCGAAAAGAAGGCTTACTGCACGTCCTGGCAGCCGGACGGCGTCACCCGGTCAGCCGAGGCTGTCTCCCTCTCCAAGAAGGCCATCAACCCGGCTAGGGGGACCGTCCGGTTCTGGTTCGAACCCCTGACCAGCCCGACAACCTGGGGGCGACTGCTGCACTTGGGGGCCTATAGCAGTCCACGCATCACCGACGAGCTTGGTATCTACTACGGCACAGGCTGGGGATGGAATCGGGTTCAGATCGCAATAGGCTCAACTGCGGGTGTGTACAACACTGCCAGTGCGACGATGCCGGGAATTTTCGTTGTTGGTCGCCGCTACTACTGCTGCATTCGATGGGAACTGCCGGGGCACATCCAAATCACCCTGTTTGACCCGTCTTCCGGGGTATCGGGAACGGCCTATAGTTCGCCGGTTCTACCCACAACGGCCGCACCGACGTTTGACGCATATTCAACGGCTTTCTTGGGCTGCTACAACGCCGCCGGGGGTGACTTGAGTAACGTCATCATCGACGACTTCCTCGCCGAAGACGTCGAATGGAACGACGCTCAGGTCGTAGCCGATTACCAGCGCACGTCCCCCGCCGTCCCCACGGAGCACACCATTGCCCTGCTCCCCTTCGACGGCTCCCTGACGTCTGACTACCCCAGTCAGGCGACGGTGGTAACCGAACCGGTGGACTTGACCCCGGTGGGTGCGGCGGCTACCAGCGTGGTCACCTGGGCGGCCGACGCCCCGGCCGGCACTACCGTCGCCATCGAGGCCAGCGTGGACGGCGGCCAGACGTGGGAGGTCTGCCCGGTCGATGAGGGCGGGATACCGGTCATCCACGTGGGCGAAGAAATGACCGGCAAGTCCCTGCTGATTCGGGCGGTGCTGGCCGCCGATGACCCCGCAGCAACGCCGGTTCTGCACAGCCTGGCCGCCCGGGTGCTCCCGAATGAATGGGTGGCGATGGGCACCTTCTGGTCAACCGAGTGGCAGGCCCACGATGACACGGTGGAAGCCCAGGTCATCGCCCGGGACCGGCTGGAGCCGCTCCGCAAGACGACCTATCAGAGCAGTGTCGTGGTGGCGAACGCCACCCTGTACGACCTGGCCGTGGCCGTGTTCCAGGATGCCGGGCTGGAGGCCGGTGAGTACTATGTCGACCTGGCCCTGCAGGCCATTACCGTACCCTACGCCTGGTTCGAGCCGGTGAGCCACCGTGAGGCCCTGAGGCTAATCGCCGAGGCAGCATTCGCCCAGGTCTACTGTGACCGTGACGGCGTAATCCGTGTGGACGGGCCCGGTGCCGGGTTTGGGGCATCAATCGCCCTGGAGATCACGGCCGACGACTACGTCCGGCTGAATAACCCGATGCGGCCCGACCAGGTGGCAAACGAGATCCTGGTGGACACGCAGCCGCTCAAACCGGCCGCCGCCCCTGAGGAAGTCTACCGGAGCAACGAGCCTATTACCGTGCCACCTGGGCAGAGCCTCGTGGTCACGGTCCACTACTCCAAGACGCCGGTTATCGACGGCGTGGCATCCCTGGAGGGGGCCGGCGTGGCCATCGACGCAGCCACCTACTACGGCTGGGGGGCGGAGATCACGCTCAGTAACGCCGGCGGCGTGCCGGTGGATGTCACGTTGGTTGTCACCGGCCGGCCTCTCTCCGTGCAGAGCAAGGAGCGGGCCGCCGCTCGCGCTACATCGAGCATCACGGAGAACGGCGTCCTGCGGTACAAGTTCCCTGACAATCCGCTGGTTCAGGCGTTGGCCGTGGCCCAGCAGATCGCAGATCAGATCCTGGCCAGCGCCAAAGACCCGAGGCGGGATCTCAGCATCGATTGGCGGGGCAACCCGGCCCTGGAGCTGGGGGACAGGGCAACGGTCAAGGCTCGCGACTACCACGTGATCCGTCAGCAGATCGACTGGGCCGGGGCACTCTCGGCTACGACCACAGGGAGGAGGGCGACGTAGCGTGAGCACCGAGCCTGTCGGCTATCAGAACCCGAAGACGAACTGGGGTGCACCTGACGCCCCCGGCCCGGCCGACTTCATCCGGATAGAGGGTAACATCCAGGCGATTGAGAGCGGGGTCCGGACGGTGGACCCCGCTCTCGCCGGCGCCGCCAATCAGGGTACCATCCGGCAGTTCCTGTCATGGATCGTGGGCAAGCTCGCGGCCATCATTGGCGCTGAATGGTTCTCGGCGCCGCCCACAACGCTTGTTGAGGCAAAGGCCCACCACGATGCAGAGGCCCCGCACACCGGCCACGAAACGCCGGCGGGAGCCCAAGCAAAGGTTGATGCGCATAAGAACCAGGCCGTTGACGCCCACGATGCAGCCGCCATCTCCTATGCTGGTGGTACAGGCATATCAGCGACTAACGTCGAGGCCGCGATTGACGAACTGGCCACGGAGAAGTCTAACGTGGGGCATGGCCATGCGGCGACGGAGATCTCATATGCCGGATCCGCGAATCTGTCTTCTACTAATGTGGAGGCCGCTCTTGACGAGTTGGACGCTGAGAAGGCGAGCAAAGCCCTAGCCAATAGTTGGACTGCGCGTCAGACCTTCCAAGGTGGAATTCAGGACGGAGACGGCAACCAAGACGTATCCCTCCTCCACGCGCTGGGTCTACAGATCGATACTCGCACGCTCGAACTGACGCGCACGGGCGGGGTCCTAACCAGTGTGGTCGAGAAAGACGGGGCCGCTACCGTGAAAACGGTCACGCTGAACCGGACGGGCGGCGTATTAACCGGTGTCGTCACGGTTGCAGGGGGCAAGACTATTACACAGACACTGAATCGGACAGGTGGCGTCCTGACTAGCGTTACCAAAACCGTGGTATAGGGAGGGGAACCTACCTGGACGCCATATTGTACTCCCTTGCCGAAGAGGCCCTTAGAGGTTCATTTGATCGAGGGCCTTGGGTATCACGTGGGGACCGACCTACGGCAGCGGGCAACTATCGGCAGACCGCCGCCTGCGGAAGTGTGGTTGATGGTTGCCTGCACATCTGTGGGTCAAGGGATAGCGTTGACCATAGCGTCTACGACCCGGTAACGAACACCTGGACCAGCAAGGCGAACACTCCCCAAGCTAGGAATTATGCCGGAGCGGTGGAGTACAACGGGTTGATTTACCTCGTTGGCGGGTGGTACGGAAGCTCAGCCATCCTCAGCACATACTCCTGGAACCCAGGAAGTAACTTGTGGACCCAGTTGGCGGATCTGCCGACGGGTGGCAGGTCTCTCGCTGGTGTCGCAGCTGCTGCTGGGTTTGTATTCATGTTTTGTGGGCATACCGGAACTACCGTCAGTGGGCGCGTCAATACTACGCTCCGGTATAACATTTCATCGAATACTTGGACGAGCGATGGCGCGGTATTCCACACAGTCGGACTGCACGGCGTGTTTGCAGCCACAAGCCCTTATGACGGATTGGTGTATGTGGGCGGAGGTGACGACGGCAGCGATGAACTAGCCATTTGGAAAGCCTGCGATCCAGTGTCAAACACTATGACAGCAAAAACTAGTTTCCCCGAGAGTGGTCGTGAAAGTGCGTTTATCGGAGCGTACAACCGTCTAATTGATGTGATAGGCGGTGCTGGTAGTGGTGCTGGTTCAACAAATGAACACTATCGTTTTGATGTGGGAACCAATACCTGGGTTATCCTGCCGGTAGCTAGTTCAAATGTGTCTGCAGGCCCTGGAGGGTACGTAAACGGATACATGATCTATTGCGAAGCTAGTGCTACGTTAGGTGAGAAAGCGACGTTTACCTATAAGATACAAACGGAGATGGAAGAGAAGCTTGCACTTCTCGCCGATCTCATCGCAGCCCTAACATAAGGGGGGGTTTCAAATGTTGAATGCCTTGCATGTTCTGGAGCGGGCCCGGAATCTGGGCAGCCAGGCGACACTGACCACGGTTCAGGATGCGCTGGCCGCACAGGACTACGCCGCGAAGCGGACTGCCCATCGCACTCGCTACCGTGTGGAAGTCTGGGATCGTCTGACGCCCATCAACGGGGTATCAGCCGAAGCGATCCTGGCAACCCGGCGGGATATTCCGACCGAGGGTGTCGTCTATCTGGTCTACAAAGATGACGCACTCCTCTACTTCCAGCCCCACCAGCCGGGGGTGGCGGGCATTATGCCCGTGACACTGGAGGCCCTGCCTTCGATCAGCGAGGGACACGTCCTGCAACTGGTCGAGGCGGACGTCGACGAAGAGGTCCTCACTGCCGTGCTGGAGGCGCTACTGCAGTAAAGGGCAGGCGCCGGGATGCTCTCCGACGCCTGACGCATTGCAGGTCTGAACTAGTTGGGCACCCCGGCCGGGGTGCCCTGCTGTATGTATGCGACGGGCCCTGGCGTAAAGACGGAGGTGGGTACCATGTTGTTCGGCCTAGCAGAGATCACCGGTTCTGAGCTGATGCAGTGGATCAACACCTCTTTCATGGCTGTGGCCATCGTCCTTTTCGCCCTTGGCTACATCGCATCGATGAAAGTGGTCCGCGACGAAATGCTGTCTCCCCTGCGGGCGGAGAACGCCCTGCTCCGGGAGCTGCTCAAGCAGGCCCTCGAAACCAGTGAACGGCATGCAGAACTCATCGGCCAGATGCTGGAGGAACGAGCCAAAGGAGGTGATAACCGGTGACCATCCTGCAGCCGCCCGCCATCACCAGCCCGCTTACCCCTGCCCCGAACAAGGCCGGATCCACCAAAGCCTTCGAGCCAGACCCCGACCTGGTCGCCTTGCAGGTCCGGATGCAAACTCTGCAGGAACGCACAAAGCGGATGGCCGCCATGGTGTCCGAAACAACCCAGCGCCCGGCGTACTAACGCCGGGCCATCTTGTTGGGAGGGATCCATGCATGTCCCGAGTGCAATTGCTCCCCCATGTCTGTGAGGAAAAGCTCGTCTCTGTCCCCGCCGAGCTGCGCGGCGGCATCAGCCAGGGCATCCGCCTCATGGGTGCACCGGTCATGTGGGCCGCCGACTGGGACGGCCGGGGCGTTGCCGTCGGGGTGATCGATACCGGCATCGACGACGGCCACCCGGATCTCCGCGGCCAGGTCGTCGGCCGCCGCGACTACGTCAACGACGGTGAGCCTGCCGCCCTGTGGCACCCGCACGGTACCCACGTGGCCGGCATCATCGCAGCTGATGGTGAGCTGCAGGGTGTGGCCCCGGGCTGCAAGCTTCGCGACTATCGGGTGCTCGACAAGAACGGCTACGGCGAGTGGCCGGCGATTTGCCAGGCCGTTCGTGACGCGGTCACGGATGGCTGCCAGATCATCAACATGTCCCTCGGCGGCCCTGAGGATGACCCGGGCCTGCATGACGCCATTCGGGCGGCCGTGGCTGCCGGCGTCACCGTTGTGGTGGCCGTGGGTAACGACGGGGCCCAGCGGATCAGCTACCCTGGGTACTACCCGGAGGTGATCGGCGCCGGCGCTGTGATGATCCGGCCCGACGGCCTAGTCATGCGGAGCTGGTTCTCCAACACGAACCCCGAGGTCGACGTCTGCGCCCCTGGTCAGGACGTAATCAGCTGCGCCGCCGGCGGCGGGTATCTGGCCATGTCAGGCACGTCGATGGCAAGCCCCCACGTTGCCGGCAAGGCTGCCCTCGAAGAGCAGCGTGGCCGGGCTCGCCTCGGCCGCCCGATGAGTGAGCCGGGCCGGTGGGAGGCCATTAAGGTCAACACCATCGACGTGATGATGCCGGGCGTGGACACGTCGACCGGGGCCGGGTTCGTCTCCGCTCTCCCGGTGTTCCCGGTCCGCCGGCGGATTGAGCTGCAGAAGGGCAACCGCGAAATGCTGGTTGACGGTGGGGCCGTCATGCTCGATGTGCCCGCGCAGATCATCAACGGGCGGTTCGTAGCCCCGTTCCGGGCGATGGCGGAGAACGTCGGCGGCACAGTCGGCTTCGATGAGAAGACCATGGTAGGCTCGGCCGATTTCTGGCTCCTGCCTGGAATGGAGGTGTAGCCCATGCGCGCTGTGGTAAACGGCCAGGTCATGCCGGCACCGGAGATCAACGAGGGCGGCCGGGAGACCGGCTACGCCGACCTGTTCATGGTGATGCGGGCCTACGGAATTCCCCTCCGCATCGTGGAAGGGCAGCCCATGGTCGCCCTTCGTGCATTCGCTGAGGCCCTCGGGCAACCCGTCGAGTATGTGGCCGGCGAGGAGACGGTCTACATCGGCAATCGGCAGCCCGATCTCCCGTCGGATCCTGTCGGGGCTGACGTCGCCCCGTGGATCCCGGTGAACGCCCCGATCCGGAGTACCGATTCCGCCCGCTCGCCCGCCCGCCTCCAGCTGATCATCCGGCAGTTCCGGGTTGCACAGAACTACCGGTATCAGCGGAACCGCCAGGGCCAGGATGAGACCTACTGCAACATCTTCCTGTGGGACGTCACCCGGGCCATGAACGCCGAGATCCCGCACTGGGTCACTGCAGACGGCGAGCCGGCCGGGCCGGGCCAGGCGGGTGCCCGCGAGTTGGATGCCAACGCCGTGGTTCTGTGGCTCCGCCAGTATGGTCCGGCCCACGGCTGGCACCGCGGCTCCTATGGGGCAGCCATGGCCGGGGCCAACGCCGGCCGCCCGGCCGTCATGGTCTGGCATAACCCGGGCGGGATTGGACACGTCGCCGTGGTCCGGCCCGGCACCGGGCACGCCAAGAAGGGGATCCCGATCGCCCAAGCGGGCCTCACCAATTTCGATGATGGGTTCGAGTCCGACGGCTTCGGGGCCCACATGGCCGAGGCCGAATTCTACATCCACCCGTAGACGCCGGCGCAAGCCGGACACCTGAAAGGAGTAGTTCCTGTGGGACACGAGAATGTCTTGATCGAGTTCCTGAAGAGTACCCTGCCGGCCGTCTTGGTGACCAAGGCTCTCACATTCGCTCCTGTGGTCGTCGCCGTCATCGGCCTGATCATGCAGTGGTTCTCGTGGGCTGAGGCGCGGAAACGCTGGCTTGCACCCCTGCTGGCAGCCGTACTGGGCATGGCCGCCGGATTCCTGGCCGTGGGCATGGACACCAGCCAGCTGATGCTCGCCGCCGCCGTGGGCCTTCTGATCGCTCTGACGGCGATCGGTGGGTACTCTACTGGTAAGAACGTGACCCAGGCCGCAAAAATGTCGCTCGCGCTACATTCCGAAAAGAAGATTGCAGCCGCCGCGTTGGTGAGCGCCAGCATCCCGAAAGTCCCGATGGGCACTCCCGTACTGTACAGACTTTTGAATGGGGAGCAACGCCCTGCCCTTGTGGTCAGATCGTGGAGCCCGGGCTGCGCCAACTTGGTGGTCTTCCTGGATGGATCCAACGATACGGACCAGTGGCCGAACGGCCTGCCCGCAAGGACTCTCGAACGCTGGTGGGATCAGAAGGGCGAATCGCACGACAGCACGGCGGCGCCCCTCGTGGTATGGGCGACGTCCGCAGTCCAGGGCGACAAGCCGGGCCAGTGGAACTATCCGGAGCTGTCGGCCGCATCATAGCAGAACCACTACCCCCGGTCGCCCTCTCGTGGGTGACCGGGGGTTTTCCTTTTCCCCGGAGCCCCGTTCAGGGTTCGGGCTCGGCGCTGTGGACTCGGAACCTGCGTAGCACACAAAGGAATCGTTACAGGCCTAGAAGAATCCTTGACCTCGGAGGTGAAGGTGCAATGCAATTCACATTTAAGGTACTACTAGACTTGTGGTCAGAGAATCCACTCGCTGCTACATCCGTATGTATTGCGATTTTGCTGGGGTTGTTCCAGATAACGAAACACTTTTATTGGGATCCCAGAATCCGTCGACATGCGACCGCCCGGGCCGAGGTCTATGGTCCTCTGTTGCCGGAGGTGCAAGAGGTGATCCGGTGCCTGAAGGGGCTTGAACCTGGTCCCAACAGTACGTTCCAGCAACTGAGGAATTCCGGAAAACTTGATCTTGCGTGTTCAACCGCAAGGGATACGACCGCCAAGGCATACGCTGCCCTTGATGACTACAACCAGTGCCTTGCCCTCTGCAGGCAGGAATACGAAAGTTGCTTCAAAAGGATCCTGCAACCTCTACGGATTCCGCTTCCGATCGGTTCCTTGAACCCCGGAGGCGTCATATACGATCTACGTGACTTCATGATAGATCGTCCGGTTCCGAGAATCCCAAGTGAAAGCGAGGCCCTATTCCTCTCGCACTGGTACGGAGCTTGGGACGGATGGATTACACCCGCTGATCTGCGGCGAGCAGGAAAGACTGAGGAAGATATCATTACCCTCCTCGGCGCAGACATCAGGATCAGGCCTTCGTATCATAATCTGCGGAGCAAGTTGGATTTGGCATCACTCAAGTTTGCCGCGCTAAATGACCATCTCAGACGAGAAACGGGCCAAATGTAGGAGAAGCCCTCGGCCGCCCTCTCGTGTTTGACCGGGGGTTTTTCAATGGTGTGGGTCCCTGCGCCGCGCGCGGCACACCCGCCCGGGCAGGAAGGTGTCAACTTCCGGAGAATCTACGGGAGAGGTGGTGGCCGTGCCCCGGATCGTGAACAAACCGATAACGGTCACGCTCGAGGCCGGGATCCCGACGCGGTTCACCTCTATCTGCGGGAGATCCACCTGGTGGAGGAGGTACTCGACACCTGGGTCGAGGCCGGCCGGTGGTGGGAGCAGGAGAACGAGACGCAGACCTGGCGGATCCGGACACGGAAGGGAGGCGTGTTTGAGATCATCCAGGACGTCGGTACGAAGCAGTGGAAGCTATACAAGGTTTACGCTTAA